CATAAGTTTTTTGAAGATATAATAGTTAGAACTTACACGTTTTATAGGTAAAAGGCGAAACTTTTAGCACTGTAAGTTTTGCGAAAAAGCGATATAAGGGTCGCATGTTTAATAAGTTTTGCTGCCTATGTTCATCAAAAGTGCTCACAGCTGCAATGGCAAAAACCGAACTTTTTACAAAAAAAGCGTCAACCAGAATTTTCCCCTGGTTGACGCTTTTTCGAACTTTCAGGCAAAATTATTGGCTGTTTTCAACCAATATTATGCACCGATATACATAGAATGATGGAAAAAATGAATACGATGGGAGACTTTACTATTCGTATTGGAATTCCAGTGTGATCCCATTTTTGAATTTAACTGAAGACACATTGCTGTCTAGTATAACGATGTTGCTCAGGACGGACTTTAAGAAGGATTTCACGACACTCGGATCGATGTTTCGAATGAAGCTTGATGGATCATTGCAGTCTCCGTTCATAATGTGCTCGACCATAATAAAGTAGCTTGCCTTTTCGACAAACGCATCGTCGATGCTTGGAACTGCTACATCGCCAATCCCGAGTTCGGTTAGCCTTGCGTCAATTTGATTCATATCGTCAACCAGTTTCTTTCGCTCTATGATGAATTCCTTTTCTGGAATTTCCTCGTCGCCGTATAGATATAGCGATTTCAGCCGACGCAGTGCAATCTCTTTCTTACGACGCTGATCGTTAAGAGATGCAATTTCGGACGACATGGATGACGAATCAGCGTTCTTGAACTCAGGAGTATATTCAAGGCCGGTGCTTCCGTTCTTGAGAATTGTGAGTAGCTGATTCAGACCATCCTCATTTATGTGCTTTACATCGCAGAAAGCAGCACCAGAGAGCAGTTGTTTTTCTAGCACTTCTGATTTCGTTCGCTGGCCTACTTTACTCTTGGCAGCTAGAATGTTTGAAATCAGGCTCAACACAAATGGAGCCACCGTGATATCTGACACATATTTGCCTTTGCACGAAGCAGCACTTTTTCTGCGGTTGAAGCAGGCGTAATTGGAGGGCATCCACCCATCCGCTCTGCGGTTTCCCGGGCTTGAGGTCATTACAGAACCGCAGTGGCCACATGTAAGAAGGCCTGAGAAAATGTGGGTGTTCTTTCGTTCTACGCTTTGCCCACGCTGGTTCCCACCACGCTTGTTTCGCTTCATCCTGTATTGTATGGCGTCAAATCGCTCTTTCGAGATGATTGGCGGATGATGATCCTCAAACGTAACCCATTCTGAATTCTCTCGTTTCGGGCCGTTTGTCCCCTTCCTGATGTTGTAGCGATATGCTCCGTAATAGAAAGGGCTGGTCAGAATCTTGTGAATTGCGACTGTACTCCATGCGTTACCTGACCTTGTGAGGATACCTTCGTTATTGAGCACGTTTGTAACGTAAAGTGATGAGTGGTGCGCTTCATATAATTGGAAAATTCGTTCTACAACTGGGCCCTCGGTTTCGTCTATGAAGAAAGATGTGCTGCCTTTTGGGTGCCTATAACCATAAGGGACTCTGCCGCCATTCCATTGGCCATTATTTGCTCTGGAGAGCATGACTGCTGTTACACGCTCAGATGTCATGTTACGCTCCAATTCCGCAAAGACCAGTATGATTTTGAGCATCGCCTCGCCGATTGCGGTTGACGTGTCAAACTGTTCATTTTTGGATATGAAGACTACACCAAGGTTTTGAAGCTCGGCGTACATAGATGCAAAATCCAAAAGATTTCTGCTTACTCGGTCGATTTTCCAGACAAGGACGTGTGAGAACTCGCTGCTTCGAATCCGGGACATCATTTTTTGAAAGTCAGGCCTATCGGTGTTTTTTGCTGAGTAGCCGGCGTCCTCGAATATAACGTAGTCGTTGATGCCAAGCACCAGCTGACTGTATGCAATCAACTCACGCTGCTGTACTTGCAGGGAATCTTTATCAATCTGCCAGTGCGTCGATACTCTGACATAGATTGCGACCTTTAGAGCCTTCATCTTTCGGGAGATAGATGGAAGAACTGCCATTTTGTTTTTCCCTTTCGTTTTAGATATAGAAGCGGACAGAAAAGATTCTGCCCGCTTCTTTTACTTATTATAGATTGACGAGCATATGGGGTGCCTCAAGCCTCTACAGCCCCCAATTTCCTGGAATCGTGAACGCACAATAATTCACTCATCCGAATTAAAAATTGACGCAATGAAGCTCTCAATGGCTTCCATGAAAGAGTCTGCATTTCCAAGTATTCGACGAACGTATCCGTAATAGAAACTTGCTGAGACGGTGTAAGGGGCGTTCTTGCACTTGTCCTGATCTATGAACACTTTATAGAAATCCAGATAACCCCCTGCTTCGTGAAGAGGGACACCGGCTTTCTTGAGTTTTGAAAAGATGTCGGCAGGGTAGACCCAAATGAACGCACCCGGTCTTCCCCCTGAACCAGACTTGCCAAAAACCAGAATTGGGCAAGATGAGCCATCCGGGAGAAGAATTCGTATCTGAAGTTCCGTCGGATGCACGGTGACACTCACACCTGGAAGGTCAGCAAGGCTCGAAATAAATGAAGACACCTTCTCCACATCGTAGCCACCGTTTGCTGCGAATGCCTTAATGAACTCATCACGAGAAGGAACTGGCGCTTGCGGACAAGACTTTTTTGCGCCGTTTTCAGGAAGAGACGCTGTTTTATTTGAGAAGACCTGCCGCTCTAGTACAGTTGTCTTGGTGAGCACGTTTGGAATAACAATCGTTCCGCCGCCGTGCTCGTAAAGCTCTAGTTCCAGCAGGGCAATTCTGAAACTGCCTGAGGTATAGCTGGAAATGAAGTCCGCCAGCTTTTGAACGCCGCTGCGTATACCATCGCCGACGACAAGAAGCAGAATGTCAGCATTTTCCAGGCTCCGGTTAACGGAGTCGGTGAAACGTGCCGAATCCTCCACGGTGAGATAGCCGGCTTCAAGCATCAAATCAAAGACACGGAAAGCTTGACCACGGCGATGGTAGGTGTAATCAGCCGAAATTCGATCCAGATCATCCAGAGTCCATTTCTGAACATCCTTTGCGTAGTCGATTATTTGAGCGATTACGGTTCGCCTGGATTCCTGGTTGCGGAACAGCTTGGTTTCAACAACTACCACATGGCCCGTTGCGGACACATAGAGATTATCTATGTAGCCGGAAGAGCCTTCGCCCACCTTGACCTCTCTGCCGATGCAGATCAGGTCGGAAAAATCCGAACCGATTTCCTCGGATTGAAGGAGCGAGGGATTCTTTTCGATGAGACGTTGGATCCATGACTCGTCGTATGTCTTCTGCATAAGTGGAATTCTTTGCAGATGCTCAGTTCTGTGGTCTTGCCCAACAAAAACTGCATTTCGGCTTGTTCTTTCACTGTAAATCATGTGTACTTACTCCTTCTGCTTATATTTGCTTAGCACGGCACGGACGACACGACGGTCATCTTCCGACGCTATGGAGTATAGAGAAGCAACATCTTGTATGTCCTCGGGAAGTACGTCAAACTTATCACCGTTCAACCCCATAAGCCAGTCGATAGAAACATTGAAATACTCTGCAATTTTTACAACATACGAAAATTTTGGCTCCCTTCCGCCGGATAAGTACCTCGACATAGTGGCCGTTGGTATCCCAATATCGACCGAAAACGCATTCACTGTCAGGCCTCGGCTTGCAATTAGCATTCGTAGCTTTTTATCAAAGGATGGGTAATTCATAACTTCTTGGCTCCCTTCAAGCAATATTTACCATCTTGATATGATGATACATCAAATTGACCAAAACCGCAATAGATTTTATCGCTATTAAGCAAAATTTTCTCGGAACTGATAAAATTTTACTTGACTTTTACCGTTTTGAGATATATAGTTATCATATCGGTAAAACATACAAGGATTGAAGGTGGATAAATGAATCGGAGAGAAATTAAGGCGCAGAGAATACGGCTAGGCCTTACACAAGAGAATGTCGCTACCGAGCTCGGTATGAACGTACACACATACCGAAAGAAGGAAAATGGTGGTTCCACTTTTTCGGAAGACGAAAAGCTATCCCTTGCAAATGTTCTCCACCTCTGCCCTGAACAATTGAACGATTTTCTTTTTGACGGAAAGTTACCAATTTGATATAAACAACTATCAAAACGGAATTCGCTGCTGCGTAGACAGATTACCAATATGATATTGCTCTCTATCACTATGGCAATTATACCAAATTGGAAGGACGAAAAAAATGGGACGTGAAGCTACAAAAGCCATCGGTAATCCGTGGTATGAAGCCAGAGTGGAAGCTGCAAAATGGGATAGGAGGCTACTTAGCAGAGAAGGCGCTGCTGAATTACTGGGAATGTCCGTATCTTCTGTAGCTGATGCAGAACTGAATCTGACGAAATGTATGCCTCCGGATAAGGCAGTGCAAATGGCAGACTTATATAATGCCCCTCACTTGCTGAATTATTATTGTTTACATGAGTGCCCGGTTGGAAAAGATAGGCCTGTCTCCGAAGAGATTGTCCCCATCGAGAGAGTTACTGTAAAGCTCTTAAAGGGGATGAAGCTGGATCGCCTGGATGACATAAAGGACAGGCTGATGGACATAGCCGCTGATGGCATGGTTACAGAAGAGGAGATCGATGACTTGTCTGAAATCACCGGTTATTTGGAAGAGGTTGCAAAGTCAATCAGCGAGCTGAAAATCATCACAGAAATTGCAATCAGAAGGAGCAAAAAAGGATGCCAGACAAGGAAAAGCTGATGAATATCCTTCGGGATCAGTATGGAATTACGTCAGCTGGTGAGCTCGATGAGGCATTAAGGAAGCAGGGGCGGATAGATATTTCGGCATTCGTATCCGGTGAAGATGGAAAGGGTGAAAAAGATGAGCCAAGAAGTCGATGAAATCGTTGAAGCAGTAGAGGCGGAAAAAGGTGTCACGTTTGAAAGAGATGAAATACTGTTTGCAGTAATTCAGGCCAGGGTAAAAATGATCCTGAACGAAAAAGAATCGGATTATTTCCCACTGATTTTCAGAACAGAACTTGAAGACACTGCGATGAGGTCGGAAATCAACAGAATTCTGTTGTATAGAACCAATATAAGCCAAGAAGCATGAAAGGATGAGAACACATGAAACTGCTGTCGATGAAGCTCGAAAATTTTCAGGGAGTAAAAGCACTGAGCCTTGAATTTCCTGACGGCTGCTCAGGAACGATTTATGGTGACAACGGAACCGGAAAAACCACGGTGTACAACGCACTTACATGGCTGCTTTTTGATAAAGCAAGTACGGGCACAAAAGATTTCAGCCCGAAAACAAAGGGAGCAGGTGGTGAAGATCTGCATCACCTGAACCATGGTGTCACGGCGTCCTTCCGACAGGAAACCGGGCAGATTACCACGTTCCAGAAGGTCTATCACGAGGTGTACAAGAAAAAGAGGGGCAGCGCCTATGAGGAACGGGATGGGCACACGGTGGACTATTTCGTAGATGGTGTCCCGGTCAGAGAGCGGGACTACACCAGCACGGTGTTGAGCTTATGCGGCGGCGATGCAGAGAAGCCGAAGATGCTTACGATGCCTGACTACTTTGCTGAGCAACTGAAGTGGCAGACCCGCCGGCAGATACTGCTTGAGATTTGTGGGGATGTGTCCGACACCGAAATCATCAACAGCTCCGACGAACTGCTAGATTTGCCGACGTATTTGATGATGCCCGGGACGTCCGACAGGAAGTACGGGATTGACGAATATAAGAAAATTGCGGGTTCTAGGCTGAAGGAGTTGAACAAACAGCTTGAGGGGATCCCCGGGAGAATCGAGGAAGCGGAAAAGGCTATCCCTGACACCGGAGGCTCCGACTTGAACACAGTCAATGCGGCGATTGAAGCTGGGAACCGCAGAATCGCCGAGCTCATGCAGGAAAAAGCTTCCGCAAAATCAGGCAGTACCACTGAATCTGAAATTCGGAAAGAAATTGCGGATGTCGAATTGAAAATTGCCAATGGAAGACTTTCCCACGCAAGAATGGAGTGGGAAAAGAATGGCGACCGCACGCTCAGAATTACAGAAGCGGAGAGACACCTTGCTGTTTGCAGGATGTGTGCAGACAACATTGGCCAGGATAGAGTTCGGAAGCGAAAAAAACTTGATGAGCTGATTGAAACCAGGGAAAAAATCATGCAGGAGTGGCACCGGGTGAAAGCGGAGTCATTCCAGGACTCAGCAAAAATTTGCCCGACATGCGGTAGAGAACTTCCTGCCGATAAGCTCGAGAAGATTATCTCGGATTTCAACCTGTCGAAAAGCCGGAGGCTTGCCCAGCTGAACATGCAAGGCAAAAGCGAAGCATCCAAAGACATGATCGAGCGGCTAAAAACTGAATTACAGGAAATCGAAGAGACGGCTGTAACAGCTGCCGATGCGATTGATGAAGCCGAAAGGAAACTCGAAGAGGCGAGAAATATTGTCAACACTCCCGTTCCGTATGAACAGACAGATGAGTATGCGGAGCTTACAAGCAAGATTGCTCAGTTAAAGGAAAAACTGCTGAATACCGAGAAGTATGCCAATGAGGTGTTCGCCGAAATCGATAGCAAGATCGAATCCGAAAAGCGATGCCTTGCCCAGTACGAAGAAATGCGGATCAAACTCACTATCGCAGAAACGCAACGAAAGCGAGTATCTGAGCTCGAAGATAGTGAGGTAAGGCTGACTAGCGAATATGGGAAAACTGAGCGAGGCCTTTACCTGTGTGATCTGTTCATGCGGGCAAAGGTGGATATGCTTACGGAACGGATTAACCGAAAGTTCCGGAGAGTTCGCTTCAGGCTATTCGAAGTACAGCAAAACGGCGGCTTGAAAGAAGGTTGCGATGTTATGGTTCCGACGGATGATGGCCGTTTGGTTCCATATGCAATTGCAAACAATGCGGCAAGGATCAACGCCGGCCTGGAAATCATAGATACCCTGTCTGAGCATTGGGGCGTAAAGCTTCCGGTTGTGGTTGACAATGCCGAAAGCATTACCCGCCTTGCAAAAATTGGCACACAAATGATTCGTTTGGTAGTTTCCGAACCGGATAAGGTGTTGAGACTGGAAGTTGAAGAATGACAGCTGGCCATTGGCCACGTCAAATATAGGAGGTAAAGACTATGGCAACTACTGAAAACAAAGAACAAACCGACATGGCAGAGAAGAAGCCTGCACAGCCGAACCAGAGCGAACGCTTTACGGCGATGGTAATGAAGGAGTTCGGCACCGGTGTTGGCGCACCGCAGTTTACCGAATACCAGAAGAAGCTTGTGCAGGGCTACTTCATCGCAATCGACCGGGCACTAAAGAAGGCTGAGGAAGACCGTGTTCGGAAGAATGCTGCTAACAAAGATCCGAAGTACAACAATGACCTGGAGGTCACCTGGCAGAATGTGAACTTGCAAGAGCTTGCAACGGATGTTGTACATTATGCGAGGATCGGCCTTGACATGATGCAGGACAACCACCTGACGCCGATTCCGTTCAAGAACAACAAGACGAAAAGGTATGATGTTAATCTAATGAAGGGGTACAGCGGCATCCGGTTTATTGCCGAGAAGTATGCGCTGGATCCGCCTACTGATGTCAGAATTGAGCTCGTATACTCAAAAGACACATTCAGACCTATTAAAAAATGCTTCGGCAGCCCTATCGAATCGTATGAGTTCTCAATCAACGATCCGTTTGATCGTGGTGAAATCCGTGGAGGCTTTGGATACATTGAGTTTGCTGACCAGTCCAAGAACAAGCTCATCATTATGACCATGCGGGATGTTGAAAAGCGCAAGCCTGAATACGCATCTGCGAATTTCTGGGGAGGAAAGACCACCGTCTGGGAAGGCGGAAAGAAAGTGGAGAAGGAGGTCGAAGGCTGGCTCGATGAGATGGTCTATAAGACAATCGTAAGAGAGGTCTTCAAACCCAAAAACATTCCGATTGACCCGCAAAAGATTGACGAGAACTACCAGTACATGAAAATGCGGGAGGCCAGAATTGCTGAAATGGAGGCTCAGGCCGATGTAGAAGCTATGGCAAACGGGAAGATTATCGATACTGACACGGCAAAACCGGCAGCATTGCCTGATGCAAATCCGGGAATCCAAATTCCGAATATCGACGTCAATACTGGCGAGGTTGTCGGAGCACCTGCTGGTACAGCTGGTATGAACGCTGATGGAGGCCCTGATTTCTGATGGATATTATGGTTCTTGCGTCTGGCAGTTCTGGCAATTGCTATCTGATATCTGATGGTTGCACTGACCTGCTGCTGGACGCAGGAATTCCAATCAGGAGAATTCAGATAGGATGCGACTTTGACCTATTCAGGATTTCTGGGTGTCTAGTGACACATTGTCATAGCGACCACAGCAAGGCGGTCAAAGACCTTTTGAAGAAATGCGTCGATGTCTGGATGCCAGGTAATGAAATTAGCAAGCTTGGATTACAGGCGGGAAGAAGGCTGCACCCACTGGAATGTACTGGTGGCAACGAGTACGCAATGTTCTCGATAGGTACATTTGATATTCTCCCGTTTCGGACAGAGCATGATACGCCTGAGCCTGTCGGGTACTTACTGCATTCGAGATCAAACGGTGACAAGATTCTGTACGTTACCGACAGCTTCTTTATCCGATACCGTTTCAACGGCCTTACACACATCATTGGCGAGGTCAATTACGACGAAAAAACCGTGTGGGAAAAGATCAACAACGGAGAGACGCCTACGGAAAGAGCGAAGCGGCTGTTCCGGAGTCATATGAGCCTTGAGAACTTTTTGGCTTTCCTCGGTGCCAATGACCTGAGTAAGCTGAGGCAAATTTACATTTGCCATATGAGCAAAGACCACGGAAATGCGAAACGGATTCAAGAGGCTGTTCAGCAAGCTACCGGTGCTGAGGTTTATGTTTGCAAAGAAGGAGGCGGTATAAGTGCCATGGATAAGTGTACATGACAGCATCAATGGCTCGAAGCTCAGAAAACTGTTTAAGACCCTGGACTGCTCCAAGTTTGAGGCAGCTGGAATTCTCATGTTCCTGTGGTTTTGGGGACTTAACAACGCAGATAAAACGGGCAATATGCCGCTTGTTGATTCTGAGGACATCGTAAGGGAACTTTACGGTGTCGGAACAGGGTGCCACCTTGATATGGAAAAGGTAGTGCAAGCTCTATTCGACACCGGTTGGATAGACAAAAACGATGATGGTTCGCTCCGATTACACGATTGGGATGTATGGCAAGAGCAGTGGTACAAAGCCGTAGAACGAAGAGAAAAGGATGCTGCAAGAAAAGCCCGGGAGAGGAACGAAAAGAAGGGGGAAGATTGCGGTGAATCACCTGACACTGGGTTAGTAGAAGCTGGGCTAGGCCCACCGATAGAACTATCCGCAAAACGCCAGGATGATGCTCCGAGGGATCCACCAATTGTTCCTACGATGGATCCCACAATGGCCACTCCAAATGCGCAACCAATAGATGCATCAAATGATCCGAAAGAAACTGGCACAGGAAGTCCTCCGGACAAAAAAAGGGAAAAGAAATCCTACAAGCCGGCGTTTGAAGAGTTTTGGGAAGCGTACCCGAGGAAGGCTGGAAAAGCGGAGGCCTACATTAAGTACAACGCCAGACTGAAAGATGGGTGGTCTGAGACAGATTTGCTTCGAGCGGCCAAAAACTACGCTTATGTGGTGAAAAAGAAGCACACCGAAGAGCAGTACATCAAACACGCAAAGACGTTCCTCTCGGAAAACACACCGTTTATAGACTACATCCCAAAGAGGAAGGTGACTACCGAACAAGCACCTAGTGGTGCAAACCCGTTTGCGGAATACAAGGACGAATGAACATGGACTTAGGATATTATGCGCTGATACAAAAGATTGCGAAAACATCGCTCAATACGCAGAAGCCAAGACCTGGTGACTTCGAGGTTAACGGAATTCTCTACTGCGGGAAATGTAAGAAGCCGAGGCAGGGATATATGGATGTACCGTCACAAACGGCTGGAGATCAACATGATACCATCCGGGTTAAGGTCGGATTTACCTGTGACTGCGATAAGGCCGAAGATGAGAGAAAACAAGCAGCAGAACAAAAGAAGAAGGATCTGGAACGGATAAAAAAGCTCAGATCCATCAGTCTTATGGATGAAAGAATGAAAGAATCCAGGTTCGGCACTTTTGAGGAAACGAAATACAACACCCAAAATCTGAAACTTTGCAGGAAGTACGTCAATAAATTCGACCAGATGATGGAGGAGAATCAGGGCCTTTTGTTCTGGGGAGACGTTGGAACCGGAAAATCTTTTGCGGCAGCCTGCATTGCGAATGCACTTCTGGACAAAATGCATCCCGTTGTTATGACATCGTTTGTCAAGCTGATTTCGGCGATGGATGCCGATAGGTCAATCAGTGAGCGACTTATCAACCAGCTGAACACTGCCGACCTTGTTATTTTCGATGACCTTGGGACAGAAAGAAGCACAGATACCGCTCTTGAAAAGGTATACAACATCATCGATAGCAGGTACCGAAGAAAACGGCCTATGATCGTCACAACCAATGTGACGATGGATCAGATGAAAGAGGAGGCAGACCTTCGATATCGGAGAATCTACGACAGATTGTTCGAAGGATGCTTCCCAATGCAGTTTTCTGGACCAAGCTGGAGAAAGAAAGCCGCTGCGAGGTCGTGGGATGCAATGGCTAAGTTACTGGAGGATGATTAAATGGCCGAACCTATTTACCTGAAAATTGACCGAAAGGAAGATCGTGAGGTCATAGCAACCATCTTGTACAGAAATGGGTACAGGGTGGAGCCTGCAAAGAAAAGGAGCAAGAGGACGTTTGAATACTACGTCAAGTGTGAGCTGATCGATAACTGCATGTTCCAGGATGCACAACAGATAGAAGGTGAGACGCAGGATGAAGTTTAAGTTCACAGTACCCGGAGACCCAAAAGGGAAGGGAAGACCAAGATTCTCCAATGGACACGCAACCACTCCTGAGGCCACGGCCTCGTATGAGAATCTGATTCAGCTGTATTACATACAGCAATGCGGAAGACATCCCTTCGAAAAGGATGTTCCGCTAGATGTCAGAATCGTCGGGTACTACGCAATCCCTGAAAGCGCAAGCAAAAGGAAGAAGGCTATGATGGCTACGCATCTGCTGAGACCGATAAAAAAGCCGGATGCCGATAATGTGGCAAAAATAGCTATGGATGCGCTTAACAAGCTGGCCTACCACGACGATGCACAGGTTGTTGATTTCCAGTTCCGAAAGTTCTTCTCGCTCAGACCGAGGTTGGTAATCACAATCCAGGAGTCCGCCCCCGTCCATGAGGTACCTGCCGATGAGTAGAGAGCTTTATTTCGACGGATGGTGGGAAGGCGATGCTGAGTTTTCTTGTGACTACTGCCAGAGAACTGTAAAATTCCGGTTCGACGATGAGGACAGCGCAAAAAACGCCAAAGGCCAGCGTGACGCACTCCGCAGAAAACGTGGATGGATTTTCACAAAGGTGAATGGCAGATGGGCAGATTTTTGCAGCGAGAGCTGTAGGAATAAATACATTCGGGAACAAACACTGTAATTAAGAAAGGAAGCAATGTATGAGCAAAGCAAATGAAATGGTTCTGAGCCTGGATGGTGAAACCTTCCGCAGATTGAAAACTGACTTCGACGGTATTCTCAACCGGACTATCGGAAATATGCAGATGAAGGGTGCAAGCGACGCAAGCATCACCCTGAAGCTGGATATTTCCATCACGAAGGGCATCATCAACATCGACGGCGTAAACCGTGATTACAATAAGCCGTCCTTTAAGCACCAGATCAATTCCGTCCTGCAAATCAAGGACAAGGCCACAGGACAGCTGGCTGGTGAGATCGTCTTGGAGTGGGATGATGATGCTGAGAAGTTCGTTGTTCGGCCTGTAGATGACGGCCAGGCCAGTCTCTTCGATGATGACGAGTACGAGACAAGCGATGATGATGATGTCATCGACGCCAAGGCGCTCCCTGCTCCTGAGCAAGATTATGAGAGCCACGACGATCAGACAAGGGAGGAAAAAGCCTTCGATGTAATGCTTGGCTTCACAGAGCGGCACCTCACCGTCGTCGAAAGCAACGGCGTGTATACGGTACGCACATGTGATACCAATGAGGTGGTGCTTTCTTCTGGCTGCGAGGAAGGCAGCCTCTTCTGGATTGACCCTGAAGTTGCCGCAAAGCATGTTGGCGACAAGCTGCTCTGCTATATGTTCTCCGACGACGCCAAGAATATCTCTGGTGTAGCCATCGACTGCACATCCTGCAACAAGACCATCTTCGTCATGCAAGCGCCGGAAAGCATGTCCTTTGAATTGCCTGATATGGAAGATGAAGACACCGACGTGGACGACAGCGACAATGCTGAAACTGATGAAGTTCCGGATGATGACGGTACCGATGACGGAGACTACGACTATGATTCCCCTGAAGAGGATGAGGAGGAGTAACCGTGCTCAATGAAACGAACCTGATGGGCCGTCTCACGAAGGATCCTGAGCTCAGGCGGACGGGGACTGGTGTTGCTGTTACATCCTTCCGAATCGCCGTTGAGCGTGACACAAAGGCAAAGGATGCTGAGAGACCAGAAACAGATTTCATCGACTGCGTTGCATGGCGAAACACCGCTGAATTCATCGAAAAATTCTTCGGTAAGGGCCGGATGATCCTCGTTCACGGCAAGCTTAGGCAGCGTGGATACACCACAAAAGAAGGCGAGAAGCGCCAGGTTGTTGAGGTCGAGGTTGAGAACGCATATTTCTGCGACAGCAAAAGATCGAACGATTCCGACACTGCCGAGAGCAAAAAGAATGTGAAAACCGAGGACACGCAATATACGGGGAATCCTCCTGGAAACGACTATGAGCAGATCGAGGACGAGGATGCCCAGCTCCCGTTCTGATTAGGACACTGTACGAGCGTACCACATGGGGTAGGGCGGATGATAATCCGCACCTACCTCACACCCAAGAATCGGGATTTCCAGGATTCCTGGGGCAATAAAGAGATACCAGGAGGAAAAATGAACATCAAAATCAACACACACGGGAATCCGCTTCCGGAATCCCACGGAGAATGGATTGACCTCCGCACCGCTGAAGATGCAGTGCTTGAGCCGTTGCAGCAAAAAACGATTTCGTTAGGCGTGTCCATGCAGTTGCCCGAAGGGTACTACGCAGAGGTCGCCCCTCGGTCGAGTACCTGTAAGAACTGGGGCGTCATTATGGCGAACAGCATCGGAATCATCGAGAATGACTACTGCGGAGACAACGATATCTGGGGATTTCCTGCCGTAGCCATTCGGCATACAGAAATCCCTGCCGGAACGAGAATCTGCCAATTTCGGCTCGTGAAGAAGGCAGAGAATGTTCAGTTTGAACCTGTTGAATTTCTAGGAAACCCTGACCGTGGAGGGTTTGGAAGCACCGGAAAATCGTAACCGGGACACCATTTGCGGTGCCACCGGACAGAAGCGCAAAAATGAAAGGTGGCACCGCTGAGATGGAAAATCCGCAGATCGATGTATCCTACGTCAAGCAAAGACTTATCGATTACCGTGAGGCTGACAAGTACATAGATAATCTCATTGAGATGCAAGAGCGTGTTGAAGCTCAACTTACAGGGATTGGATCTCCATCCTTCTCAGATATGCCAAAGGCAGGTACGAACTCCAGTCCGGATAGATTTACGAACAAGATTGCAAAGCTAGACGAGCTGAAAGCAAAAGTGAATGATCGCATAGAGCAGAGGGAAAAAGAGCGGCATTACTTTGAAAAACTGCTTTCAAAAATCAAAAAAGCAAATCAGGTATCTGTCATCGAAATGCGTTACTTCTATTCGATGGAATGGGAAGAGGTATGCAGTTCTATATTTGGAAGCAAGAGCGATTACGAATACAAGGCGGATTCATATATGAGACGGACGTTCTATATACACGGAGAGGCACTTTCAAAATTAGCTGAGTTGGTGGCTGAATTTCCGGAATAGGAGAAACTACAGTTTGGTAATGCTAGCATATTCGATGCAGTATGTCTTTTGATTACCAATATGAAAAACATCTTTGAATTTTGGATTTTCGGAAAATATTTTGCAAAATCCGCAAAACACTTGACATGGCTGGTAGGTATGTTACGATACGAGCATAGAAAACAACAACGAAACTACAAATGAAAGTTGCGTGATAACATGGATTGTAAAAACATCGCCGTGCTCGACCTCTCAAATATCGATGTTGTCCTTGATCCAGATGAAGCAAAAGTGCTTTCACTGTTTCCGGTAGATCAGGACGGCAGCAGGATGCTCGACAACATGGTGTTGGTCAGCGTAGACAAGCACACATATGTTGCTCGCAAGGCTCCGGCCCAAAAACGAATTACTACCGAAAAGCGAAAGCCTGTTCCAATCGGCTGGAACGTTGATTTCCTGCATGGGGCAGTGTTTTGAGCAGGAGGTTCTTATGAAAAAGTACTTCTACAAAACGCCGGTGAATTGCATGGCTGAACGTGTGAGCTGGACTGAGTTGGATCACATCTGCTGTTCACTTAATGTAGCTAAGAACAGCTTGCGATATTATGGAAACCACCTGGATGATGATTTTGACCGAGTGTATGCACTTTTCAGTGACGCAGGGGATGCACCAAAGAAATTCTACTGCGTTTTACTTTTCAGCAGAGCAGAAACATACATGTAAAAATGGATCTATAGCTCAGTGGTTAGAGCGTCGGGCTCATAATCCGTAAGACTTTGGTTCGAATCCAAATAGATCCACCATGCGCTTGCTCACGCACCGTTGAAACGATACACACGGAAACGAGCTTTCTGATGACGTGCTGCATCACGCATTAAGAACTAAATTATTTATTGTGGGCTGGCTCCGGCTTGGATAGAACGAACGGATGCGATCTAATGCAGAGGCGCAGGGCTGAAAAGTTCCGTGGTTTACCCGGTTTTGCTGAGCAGGGATGGAATGCGAGGCTGGTTGCATGTGGCAACAAAACATGGATGAGGTGAAGGTGCTGGCAGAGCTTATGTTCTAGGCCGGCAAGTAGCTCCTGTCTGTGAGGCAAAACCGGGGGATTGTGAGATTTGCTTGATGGAGGTATTGGCATGAAGAAGATAGTTTACATAACGGTCGATACGGCGATTGCTCGCAGAATGCTTGCGGTAGCCGGTTGGGATTTTCATAAAATTCAATCTGCATCTGATGACGAGATTTTTGAAAAGGTTCTGGAGCAGATCGACTGCTACGGAGCATCATTCGATGTAAAGGAGGAACATGTATGAAGAGGCCGTTGTGGGTCCAAAAGCTGTCAGATGCTCAGCTGAAAGAGATGATCTCCTACGCTGACGACATTGAGATTACCGGAAAGGTGCGTTTCAACAAGGCAAAGAATATAATCGACACCTGGTACATGCAAAGAACCAGGCTTGAAAGAGCAATCTCTTTTTCAATTGACGTGTACAAAGAAGCAGCATTCAGATGGACAAATGCGGAAGGAGAATAGGCTATATGTATCCTTGTGATCCTTGTGACACTTGCATACATGGTGCGATATGCGGATATTTCGACCTGTATGATAATGCCCTGACAAGCCAGGAAAATTTCGATAAGCATTGTGTCGGCTGCTGTTGCGGAGATGGTTCCGTATGCAATAGATGGAACGGCACTGGTATCTTCTGCTCAAATTGGGAAGACGGAAGAGAGCCGTTGCTTGGATAACGCATGATATTGGGCCGTAGCCAAATCGGTAAGGCACGGGATTTTGGTCCCCGTTATTCCCGGTTCAAATCCGGGCGGCCCAGCCATTTTCATCAAGCGGTACAAAGCCAGTTGAATATATCCCGTTAGCTCATCTGGATAGAGCGACTGCCTCCTAAGCAGTAGGTGACTGGTTCGAGTCCGGTACGGGATGCCATATGGCGCAGTACCTAAGCGGTCATAAAGGCGCAGTCTTGAAAACTGTTGAGGGTGATAAGCCCACGGGGGTTCGAATCCCTCCTGCGCCGCCATAAATCACAATGGAGGAAATGTTATGGATAGCTACATAATGCTAGAAGGCAAAAAGATTCCACTGACCGATGAGCAGATTAAGATTCTCAAGTCGGTTGAAGGCCATGATAAAAGCCCATTTGAGAGGGTGGGGAAGCGGCAAACGTACTACTATGTCGGATCGAATGGCTGTGTAGGTGTAATTTGCGAAAATGGGGATATTGAAGACGATGAATACTTCAACGCAGCAAACTACTGCGCTGATCGTGAACTGACCGAGCAACGTGCGCTACAAGAGACCTTAAATCGTCTTCTATGGAGATATTCAATGGAGCACGGTGGATATAAAGACGAATGGGATGGGAAAGATTTGCGTTATAGCATCGGAATAGATGTTCGTGACAATAAACGTGAACTCAAGGTTGCGGATGGTAATTGCTGGAAGATGTGTGGTTTGGTTTATTTCCCATCCGAAGACGTTGCAAAAGCTGCAATTAAGGAAGTTGTAAAGCCATTTCTCGAAAACCATCCGGATTTTGAAGTATAAGAGGTGTGTTGAAAATGAAGCGAACAGATTACATCAGCTGGGATGAATACTTTATGGGCATCGCAACACTGGCTTCGAAGCGCAGCAAGGATCCCAATACCCAGGTAGGTGCCTGCATCGTCGATGATGACAATATCATCGTATCAACCGGGTACAATGGTATGCCGAAAGGCTGCTCAGATGACGAGTATCCCTGGATGCGGGAGGGAAGCTTAACCAAGTACCCATATGTTGTCCACGCCGAGTTGAACGCCATTTTGAATGCCGGCGGTCGGGCAGTTCGAGGAAGCCGGATTTACACAACTTTGTTCCCGTGCAACGAATGTGCAAAGGCTATCATCCAAAGCGGAATCAAGGAGATTATCTATGAGTCCGACAAGTATTCTTACTCCATGGCGACACTTGCCGCTAAGAGAATGCTCAACTCAGCCGGTGTGAAATGCAGGAAATTCGACTCTGACGTAATCGTCCTTGTAGAGACTCGGAATTCGGAGAAGATTCCTGAATGAGCAGACCGGAGACGACAAAGACCCTTTCTGAACTTCTCGAAAGGCACATTGATCCCAATAATGACCCCCGCATCTATTGGGCCAGTGAAGTTACTTTTGATTATGCTTCACTGAATGCGGTTAGAGTTGACTATATGCGCTTCAAACCTGTGAACAACAGCATATCCGGCATCGAGAAGGGCGATATCTACTGCTACGAAATCAAGTCTTCTGTTGCTGATTACCATTCGAAGAATGGCCATAACTTCATCGGTGACTACAACTACTACGTCATGCCGAAAGCGGTGTATGAGTCCGTGAAATTGAGCATTCCATACGCAGTCGGTGTCATGTGCCCGAAATCCGATAACATATCCTTTGAGAACAATGACATTGAGGTTGTAAAGAAGGCGCATCGGAAAGATAGGGACAGGCCACTCACCGAGATGCTTTTGATGCTCTGGAGGAGTTCCAGAAGGGAGATTGTCAAAAATAAAAGGTTCGTATAAACAAGCCGTAATCGCCTGGGAAGTACGCACAAGAGAACTGGGAGTTGCGACGTGGCTAAACTACCAAATAGTGCAGGGGAGCGTACAGACGGTAGGTGGTTACTGCCGTCAAGAAATAGGCCGGTATAGCTCAGCTGGAAGAGCAGCGCCTTTGTAAGTCGAAGGCCGTCGGTTCGAACCCGGCTACCGGCTCCACCACAATGCTATGGTCACGCACATAGTGAAGTGGCTTTACCTCCTCGGATTCGTGTTTTCTTTTTGTCTTGATCGGCAGCTCTGCGTGTGGAGCTGCCGATTCTAATATTTGCACTTTTCGAAATTTTTCTTCAAAATCCTTAAAAAACACTTGACTTTACCGAACGGTAAGATTACGATATAGATACAAAAAACAAATAAAAAAGCCAAGAAGTCTAAGGAAATAGGTGAAATAGATATGAAAAAGTTCGATTTGCGCAGCATTATGGAAAAAGCTTGGGAAATCTACCGCAAGTATTCCGGGCTGAACTTTGGCGAATGCCTCCGCCGTGCGTGGAAAGCTGTGAAAGCTCAGCCAATCAATTCCGCGCGAATCAAGCTGGCGGCTTATGAAGCTGGTGTGACGGAGGAAGTCAACACCTGGTATGGCTGGAAGCAACTTGGCTACATGGTCGCTCATGGCAGCAAGGCATTGTTCGGCGTAGACCTCATCTACGCAAGTAAGGGCGATGGTGAGATTTACAGGGCTAGCTTCTTCGGTGCATCTCAGGTGCAGCCTGTCGCTGATATCTGAAAAGGAGGACATCAAAATGAAATTCGTTCTTTATATCGATTACAGAGCATCCTGTAAGCCCATGTATAGCGAATATCGCCCTATGGAAGCTAAGACCCTGGTGGAAGCGATTGTCGAAGCCGACGCAATCCACAACTTCGAAACAATGTATCTTATCCGGATCATGGAGAAGAGCGGCAGGGCCAGAAAAGTAGCAAGCGACGTTAAGGCCAATGTTTATGAAGCAATCCTAGAAAAGCGTTCTACAAAGTGGGCCGCAATGGATCGTAAACACAGCGTAAATCACTTTACCGCAAAATTTGGCAATTGGTACGAAACCGCCGAAATTACATGAAATAAGATAACCACGGGCGGGGCAATCCGCTCGACACAGAAAGGATAGATAACAATGGGGCTTTACCAGATTAGCATTTACGATTGGAACCAGAAGTGCATCAACCAAGACTACCACGAATTCGATGATCTCCATCAGGCAGAACTCAAAGCTAAACATGATTGTGACTGGCTCGGTGGTGATTACTGGGAAGTAGTAAAAATCCGTTAAACAGGGAGGAGCTAAATATGGCGATGATTAAGGAACATCTATTCCCGGAAGAGTTGCTGCTTGCTTTCAAGTATTGCATCGGAGACATGGGCGATAACGGCTGTATCGGATGCCCAAATGCAATACCAAGAACAGCTGACAGTGAGGGATTATGCAAATGCCGGGTTGATAAAAACCGTGAAGTTATCCGGCTTCTGGAAGAAATCGTAGGAGGTAAAAGAGATGCGTAAGACCACTTTAGAAGATCTGCTGAATATCTATATCGGTTCTTTTCGGGTATTTGCCAATAGCAACCCTACAGCCTTTTTGTTCAGCAATCTAACGAGAGGCAGCAGAAAAGCATCATTATGTATGGGCAAGACCGTCCACAACATTACCGTGGATGATGGACTGTTGGAAATCTATATCATCTGCGATCCGAATGATCTCACGAAGGAGGTACGATAGGAGCATGAAGATTACAAAGAATGAGTTTGTCGAAACGATGACAAGAAGCCTGACGTGCTTTGCTGGTGTGACTATGAAGCCTCTCTCACGAGATGAAGTGTACTGCAAAGTAGAATCCCTCCTTCACCCAGATGTTTTCCTCTGTGTCAGAAGCTGCAAGAAAAGGAATAGAGACCTTGAATTCAATGAAGGAAGCTACCTTGGCTTGCACCCTGGATCTGAGTACAGAAAGTATGCTTATCCTGGGAGCTTCGTTCTGATGATTACGCACCCGGGCGGAAAGACTATGTACTACATCATCAGAAGGGTGGATCAGGCAAATGGCTAAGACAGAGAGATTCAACATTGCTTACAGGAAATATCGCCGTATTTTTCCAATGATGCTGGCGTACAAGCTGGCGACATTGGCATTATAAAAACACAAATAAGAAAGGTGAATGATTATGGCAACCAAGAACGTAGAAACTATCGAAATCAAGCCCATCAAGATCGTCAAGACGAACATCCGCATTGTGGGGGATACACCTCTTATCATGCACGCATGGTCCGAAAAGGCCAAGCGAGAGATGCTGGACAAGCAGATGAAGAAAACGAAGACATCCAGCCGCTCCGCAAAGAATCCCATGGAAGACTTCATTCGCTCCATGTACTGGCTCACTCCGATGCCCACGGATATGAGTGAAAAGGGCTTCATCAAGGCAATCAACGATGGAGCGAAATTCGGCTTCCCTGTTACCGGAATCAAGCAGGCTGCTATCAGTGCGGCATACCGGATGGGATGGTCCAAGGACAAGGCTTCCCTCAGGGGTGTGTTCTTCATCGATGGAGATGAGAACCAGATGGTCGAGATTCACAGCGATACTCCGGTCATGCGTGAGGACATGGTGAAAATCAACATGGCTAAAACCGCTGACATCAGATACCGTGGCGAATTCAGAAACTGGTACGCAGACCTGACCATCAGCTATAACGCAAATGGTCAATACACGATAGAGCAGGTCGTAAATATCATCAATGCTGGCGGTTATGTCTGCGGACTTGGCGAATGGAGACCTGAGCGTGATGGTCAGTACGGAATGTTCCATGTGGAGGCTATCTCAAACTGATAGCTGGCATTACGGCAGGCAAGGCAAGGTTAGGCAAGGTATGGCTTGGCCTGGTAAGGTCTGGCTTGGTACGGCAGGCTAGGTAGGGTCCGGAACGGTACGGTGGGGTTAGGTGGGGTAAGGTTTGGCTGGGTTAGTTTTATACAATTCTCATCAAAAGAAAGGTGTTATTTATGGTTTACGAATGGAAATCTGGAAGCAGAGTAAATGCAAATGCGCAAGTGGCAGGAGAAATGTGTGCGAGGCTCGAAAAAGCCGGACGGCTCACGGCAAAGAATTTGCTCGACGAGAACAGGCCCGTTAACGCTCCTCTTCATGGGTGCTTTGAATGGAACGACACGGAAGCAGCTGAGAAATACAGAGAGACTCAGGCGAGGCACATTATCAACAGCCTGATGATCCATGTGGAGAATGTACCGACCACAAGAGCCTACTTCAAAATTGAGACTCAGGAAAGGAACTACTACTCAGTTGAGGCGATCATCAAGGGTGAGGACAGTCGCAAAAAGCTGCTCGCATCCGCCATATCTGAACTGAACTGCTTTCGGAGAAAGTACGAATCACTCGTTGAGCTTGCCGATGTTTTGAGGGCGATTGATGAAGTGATAGGTATTGCATGAACTAGGGGAGATGTGTATGTACTATAGGCTTAGGACCGGAAAAATTGTCGGTGATACCGATGTGAGCATTGCGTTTGAAATCACCAGAGGGAAGTCTGCTTTTGACGACTACGATGCTTTCCTCGAATGGAAAGGTTTGCTTGGCCTCACCCCTATTGATGAGGAGAAGGCTGACATCCGTGACCTCATTTCTTCCGGTGCCACCTTTGCTGCTATTCGCATCTATAAGGACAGGCACAACTGTTCCGTGCGTGATGCCACGGACGCAGTTTACAAAATCAAGAATGAGATTGATGCGGAAATTGAAAAGAAGGTGGAAACATGGCCGACATGAGTTGGAGGATTACAGGCAAGTATACAAGAGAGATGTTTGAAGGAAATGCTCCAGCTGGAAAAGGGAGTAAGCTTTTAGGAGGTGGATATGCTGATAGGTGGGATATGGTGTACGGCGGAGGCGAAACAGTCGGCGACAGAATCATCCATTTTGACTTCAATCTCAGTGATAAAGTGTCGATCTTCATTTGCGGTGATGTGTTGAATATCCGTGATTATCGCCACTACTATAAGTACGACGAATGGGTATACTGCAATAAGCCGTCTAAAGCTATCTACGGAACGTTTAATAAGCGATATCAACACACACTAGAACCTGAGCGCATCAAGAAGTACTTGAACACAAAGATCCCAAACTGCAAGGCTTGGAATATGGTTCAGGCAAGAGCGAAAGAACTGTACAAACTGGAAAGCGGCATATCTTTGTAGATAGATTGTGCCAAAGGGAGGGTTCAAATCAGTGGTAGATTTATCTAGCCTGGTAGAAAAGGACAAAACAACGGCAAATAATCACGATGTCAGATTGTGCAAGGTCAATGGGAGGTATGGTTTCCTACATTGCTTTGAGCAGTACGCTGATGTAATTGCTCCGGGACTAACAGTCGGTTCTCAGCAAGGTGGGCAATTCTCCAGGATGTTTGGAATCGTGGAGTTTAGCGATGGAAGCGTTGAACGTGTAAATCCACCGGATATCAAATTCTGCGACGAGAAGAATAAACTGCTTTCCATACTGGAGAATCACAATAAGGATTGAAAGTTGATCGTGAAAGGGTGGTAAAAATGAACGCAAAACGATGTGATAGGTGCGGTGCCTTCTACGCAGAGCGATTCCGTATGTTCAAGTTTCAGGTGTTTCAATTCACCATCGGTTCTGGCCGCCGCAGCATCGATCTTTGTGATGACTGCTACAAAAAATTAAAGAGTTTCCTAACATCAGCTGATGCAGAAAAGCAGGCTGAATCGAGCATGGCCAATGATGTACGAGCTGATTAAATGCCCATGTGGAGGTACCGTGTGTGACAAGTCCGGTCATAGGAACATGGATATACTCCGGTGCGACATCTGCGGAAAGCCGTATCCGTTTTATAAACTTGACTATGACATGATCTGCACCAATTCAGCAACTGGCTGGGTGTTTCCGGTAAAGATCAAGGAACGCACGGGATGTTCGATGAAATAAGATTGTTGTTTCCATAACGAGGTAATGACAACGAACACATAAAACAGGGGGTAGCTATTATGAAAAGACTTGTGCGCAGGATTAACAGAAATGCAGACCTTTATCGAGATGATAAAAATGGAATTGCGTACATTTACGACCATTCTTCCGGCATTCGCATAAGCGTTCATCCAAATATCAGTTCCAGCGGAAGTGTCTCTGGTATGAAAGCTTGTGGTTTTTGGGCAAAAAAAGACAGGATAGTCCGCAGCGGCGGTTTTCTCTACAATATAGATAGATTTGTTTGCTGTAAAGATGATGAATTAGAGGTGATCGTTTCTGATGAGTGCATGTGTCAGGCTTGTCTAAAAAGGAGAATGGATCTATGAGATACGAAGTAACAGAGGTTTGCCCACACTGCGAATCAGAGGTGACTATGACATGGAATGTCCTAATTGATGGGTATAAGGCGTTCTGCCCATACTGTGGCAAGCGACTCATGCTTTGTGACGTATGTCTTCACAGAGAGGGCGGAGGAAAATGCGACTATGATAACAAATCTGATAGGTGCATGTTCAATCCTGAGGGGACAATGAATGACACTTGAGCTTACGATACAGGATATGTTTGACTGTTATCCTACACTTTTCAAGGAGCGGGCAGACTGCCTCAACCAGTTGTTCTGTACAATTGGGAATGGCTACGAGTGGAAAAACGGAGAACTGTGCCGTGTATTTTCACCCGACATGGAACGAATCAATCACCTGGCCTCTCGCCTCATTGATGGAAAGGCACGTCAGTACAAAAAGCTTTCCGTGAGGGATGAAGCAAGGCTGTATGAGGAGAAGCGAATTGCTGAAGGGTGGTACGGTCGGTATAAAGAGCAATACCCGGATGAAGACATTGAGCACCTGAGGCAGGTTCGTGAAAAAACGATTGCTGAACTGCCAGACGATGTGTTTTACCATATACCGGAAAGGGCAAAACGGTGGTACTTCTACATTCCTGAAAGCCCGTTCGTTGATTTTTGCGAGGATTTTGCATATCTGTTTAACTACCCGGATGATATTAAGCCTGACTGGAAAGCTGGTATCGATGAGTGCAGACGGTTACTGGTTGAGGATGGCTATGATGTTCCGGAAAGAAATGCACTCTCCCGACCAGTGAATCGAAATAGGAGGTACTTATGAAACAGACAGACCTTTTTGAGAAAATCATCGTGGACAATTTCGCCGGCGGTGGAGGAGCTTCCACGGGAATCGAGCTTGCCTGCGGACGGCCCGTAACCATTGCTATCAACCATGATCCGGATGCTATTCTGCTGCACAAAACCAACCATCCTTACACGGAGCACTTGCAGGCTTCGGTTTGGGATGTTGATCCGGAGCAGGTTTGCCGAGGGAGAAAAGTTGGACTTGCATGGTTCAGCCCGGATTGCAAGCACTTCTCCAAGGCGAAGGGTGCGGCTCTAGTAGATCGGAACATCCGAGGCCTGGCTTGGATTGTTCTGCGATGGGCTGGCACAGTACGCCCTGATGTGATCCTGCTGGAGAACGTAGAGGAGTTTATCACCTGGGGGCCGGTTCGGAAGGGAAAGCCCGTGAAGAGCAAGGTGGGTCAGACTTTTCAACAGTGGAAACGTCAGCTGGAAAATCTGGGCTATGTCATTGAACACCGAGTGCTGGTTGCGGCTGACTACGGGGCACCCACTACCCGGAAGAGATTCGTACTGGTAGCCCGTTGCGACGGAAAACCTATCGTCTGGCCGGAACGCACTCACGCACCCAGGAACAGCCCGGAGGTCAAAGCTGGAAAGTTGAAGCCATGGCGGAGTGCGGCGGAGATCATCGATTGGAGCATCCCAGGATACTCGATCTTCCAGAGCAAGGAGGAAATCAAGCAGAAATACGGCGTTATTGTGGTACGCCCCCTGGCAGAAAATACCTTGCGCAGAGTCATTCGTGGGATTGATAAATTCACCATCCGATCGGGTGAGCCGTTTCTTGTTCCCACTGGCTATGGAGAGCGTCCGGGACAAGTGCCACGAGTACATGATCTGGATGAACCGCTTCCAACTGTAGTTTCAAGCGGGAAGCATCAACTTGCGGAACCGTTATTGGCACCGTTGACTGTATCGAATACCGGAAGCAGCACCGGAGGAGATGCTGGAACTCCGGTGCATACTGTCCGAACAGCCGGAGGACAGCTCTTTGTATCTGCAAATCTTATGAGCATTGGTCAGACAGGAGGCGGAGATCGAATCCGTGAAGTACGAGAGCCAGCACCTACAACGGTATCCAAGCAAGAGGCCTGTTTTGTATCTGCTAATTTAGCGGAATTCAACCATGCCGGCGGTGGCCACATTTCCGATGTGGCAGACCCGTACAAGACCATTACGGCCAAGCATACTGGCGGCGTTGTGGCTCCCGTCCTTATTCAGTATCACACAGAGCAGACGGAGAATGTCCGTGCCAACGGCCTGGAAGAGCCAATCAATACGGTAGACGCCTCCAACCGATATGGATTCATCAGTGCCAATCTGGTGGAGTATTACGGAAATGGAAATCCGTTGGATCTGAAAGAGCCTATGCACACGGCAACAAGCCATGACCGGGAGAGCCTGGTGACTGCCCACATTGCTGAGTTCAAGGGGAATGACATTGGGCAGGACTGCCGGAATCCACTGCGGACGATAACGGCCAGTGCCGGGGAGTTTGCTGTTGTAAAAGTCACGCTGAGCCAGACCGGTAATATGGGCTACTGGCCCCAGGTGAAGGAACTGATGAACCGTTTCTGCGGATACAACCTAGCAGATAATGAGTGCCTGGTACTTATGATCGGCGGCATTGGGTACTACATTGCAGATATCACGCTGCGGATGCTGACACCTCGTGAGCTGTACAACGCTATGGGCTTCCCACCTGACTATCAGATCGAGCGGGACTATCTTGGCAACGCCTACCCCAAGTCCAAGCAGGTGGCTCGTTGCGGGAATGCCGTGTGCCCGCCTCTGGCAGAGGCTATGGTTCGGGCAAATCTGCCGGAATGGTGCGGGGAGAAAATCACCACAATGGAGCAGCTTGGTGATATTCAGACTGCTTAACCTAGTCGGTATTGAACAGGTTAAAGGTGTCGAAATCGACCCGGTTACGCAAGCCCGGGGCAACCCGGGCGGGAAGGAGATAACAATGGATGAAATCAAATTGAAGCCGTGCCCGTTCTGCGGGGGAAAAGGTGTAGAGATACTTGAAGACGGAAACAAGTACTTATACTATCGGTACATGGCACAGTGCCAGAAGTGCGGAGCCAATGCAAAACTAAGCCGGACAAAAGAAGAAGCTCGTAAAGCCTGGAACCGGAGGGCTGAGCATGAGTAACGCAGTGCTTATCAGCATTCGCCCGGAGTGGGTAGAAAAAATAGCCGGGGGACAGAAAACGGTGGAAGTTAGGAGAACCAGGCCAAAACTCGAATCGCCCTTTAAATGCTATATTTATTGCACAAAGGATAAAAAAGATTCTGATAGATTGTGGGTGCTGAGAGAACAAATTAGAAAAAAGTACGATGGCCTTACCGCAGTGTGTGCACATTTAAGAGCGCAACCAGATTTGCATAGTGTTGGTAACGGGTATGTTGTCGGCGAGTTCACATGTGACAACATAGCAACGTACAACTACGATTACTGCCCGCATCCGGAAATCGGAATGGATTACGACTGCGGTGATAGTTGGTGGGAGATTGACGACGAGGATTTGAAATCTGCATGTCTGTCAGAGGAAGAATTCCGGTATTATGCGTTCGGAATGGAGGCAATGTACGGCTGGCACATTTCCAACCTGAAAGTCTATGATACCCCGAAACCGCTGAGCGAATTCAAGGGGCTGCGGAAAACGAAATTTGGGGCAGAGCCTATAGAGATTAAACGCCCGCCGCAGAGCTGGTGTTATGTGCAGGTAGAAAATGGATGAACAGAAAGAACCGATTGACGAGGAAATTGAGGAATGGAAAGACGTAAGTTTCTGCTATGGCGTTTATAGCGGAAGATGCGCAAATTGCAAACTGTTCAGTGGCCCGTGGCACCTAAACCAACCGTACAAATTTTGCCCATACTGTGGGCATCAAATGATATGGAGAACTAAATATGGAGAAATCGTCCACTAAAAGTGAAAAAAACACCGAAAAACTGCGGAAGTTGATCAAAGATGACCTGATTTGGTGCATTTTCGAAATGGAAAAGCAAAGTCTGGGCCATCCATCCATTTCAAGCATCCTTTCTGACCTAGAGCACAAGAAAACCATGGATAACATCGACCGTTGCGAAAAACTGGCAAAGCAAGCCCACGAAAAGCGGATGGCTTACAATGACCTGATTGTGCCCTATGTGGGAGCCCCCATTACTGAGATTCCAAAGCATGTATTTGACGAGGCTGTAGAACTGCTCCGGGAAGCAGAGGCAGCGGACAAAGAATGGTTCCGACTAAGCGGGATAAAGAAGAAATGAAAATGTCTGAAAAAAGTGGAATAATCAATGCCTACGCTGGCTAGAAGGGATGATGAAGGATGGCTGATCTGTATATAAGCTCTGAACATCTGATCGAGTATCTTGCGGAAATCAGGCAGAACCAGCGCATTTCCCCAGATATGGATGCTGCGTTGCTGAATATGCAGCAGCTTATTAACATGCAACGTTGGAACCCTATTATTTTTGATTCTTTCCTTGTCGGCGGGTGTGAAAGCTGCCGTTGGAAAAACAGAAAGCAGAAATGTTCCTGTTGCCGCCGGAACAGACACTTGAAAGATTGCCATGAGGAGGAATGGATGTGAGTGATTATATCCGCCGGGAGGCGGCACTGGAAGCATTTGAAAATGCAGATGCAGATGTTCGTGAAGACTATAGATACGGAGCCTGTGATTGGGGCTTTGGAATGAAAAATATTCAAAAAGTTCTCAACAGTGTCCCCACTGCCGACGTGGAGCCGGTGCGGCGTGGGAACTGGAATATTCGGCTTTTGCGTGAATCGACCTTATGTCTGGAATGCTCGGTGTGTGGGCGTAAGGTTGATAACAGCGACCTACACTTTTTGCTTGAGCTCGGTGAATACGGAGTAGCTTGCCAGCTATACCCGTATTGCCATTGCGGCGCAAAAATGGATTTAGAGGACGGAAGTAATGACTGAACGACAGCTGAGGATTATCTGCTATTTCCTTTGGAACATATATCTTCTATGTTCCAAAGATTACGGTATATCAAAATTTTCGGATATGTTCGAAAGTGCTGAGATGGTCGCAAAAAATGGAAGGAGATATTAACACTTCACACCAAGAGCAAAGAAAACCTGGAGAGGATAATTGAAAAAGGATATTAAGGTTTATCTGCGTTGCTCCGAATTGCCGCTGCTTCTGTGTGTTCCCGGGGAAACATGCATCTCTATCGGCGAATCAACAAATGAAATTGATTGCGATGATCTGGTTTCTTGGGTAGATCTCAACGCCTTGGCTGATTTTTTGAAAGTACAAAAGGGAAGCATGGAGATCATCACCCCCGAGGAATACAATTCAGAATTTGAAGAGGCTTAAAAATGGGAAATCCCCCCCGGGCGTATCCCGGGAGGGAAGATCCAACCAACTCTTTCCACAACTTAACGGTCCGCACGAAAAATTGTAATGAAACGGGCTCCTGCTTACAGAGTCACCCAGTTACCTGAGTATCAGCGTAAGAATGCCAACTACGAGAGAAGCAAAACTAATCAGCAGTGCTAGTTTTTCGTACTTCGACATACGGAGCCTCCTTCCAAGCTGGGAGGACCCAACGAAACTATATCTTAAGAAATACAGCTTGTCAATAGGGTAAGTATAATTTAGGAAAAGAGGCTGAAATAATGAAGATACTAAGCACAGATGGAGAGAAAGGGATAGCTGTTATCCAATTCAATTCAGAGTAGATCTCTCATATACTCGGTGCGTTGTATGATGAAGACAAAATATCAAAGAGGTACCACAACACGCTCTGCAAGCTTCACTACGGACTGATAGATAGTATGATACCAGATCATCCAGATAAGCATTGAAATAACTTCAAATGCGGCAAACGAAATGAGCAATAAAGCGGCCATTGATATGTATACCCTTGATAAGGCTGTTTTCATCGTAACTGAAAGAGATGACAAAACAATCTACACAATCGAGGCCGATTCTCTTAAGGATGTGCTTGATTGCCTGAAAGAGGATCGCAGATTTGCTCCGGAAGATGATGCAAGGGTTTTCTTTGCGAGCCTACACGGGATATCTATCAGCCCGTATGATTCAGCCCGTATGATTACAAGAATTTCGAATCAGTAATATGGATTCTTGCAGCAGAACTCACTTTCGACATTCAGTGATATAACGTTGCTCGTCTCAGCAATCACCTTTTGCGTGACCTTCAAAGCCGGACGCTTGCTGATATATAGCAATTAAAGTGAAAAAATACGGAATACCTGCATATAAATTCGTATAATGTCATGTTTTTTCATTGAACCTGCGCTATAAAGCTGGTAGGATGTAGACTGTCCAAAAGATAAAGATGAGGCGGGGCTGAAAGGGAGCCTCGCCTCTTCCATTTCGGAGAAGCGGTTGGAGGTTATCATGGATTACGGTAATGATGGTCGGATTGTCACAGAGACCGTTGTAGACCCTATATTCATCTTAAATCATGAAAAATGTGAAAGGCTTGTGATTATTGGCTCTGGTGGTCATGCTAGAGCTATATACGATTCGGTAAATCCGCTTGAGTTCAATATTGTCGGATTTGTTGATGACTATCGAACCGGTTCACTATATGGAAAGCCGATATTTGGGAGCAGTGTACAAGATGTACCAGAATACAAGAGCTGCAAATACATCATTGGCATCGGGGATTGCTACATCAGGAAGAAATGGTATTTGTCCCTTAAAAAGCTCGGACTGAAAATGGCAAACGTTATTGACGGAACAGCTGTTGTTTCAGATAGAGCAAAAATCGGAGAAGGCAATTATGTCGGTAAGTGCGCTGTTATCAATGCCGGCTGTTCGATTGGCTGCAATAACATCATAAACTCAATGGCGCTTCTGGAGCACGAGAGCTCCGTTGGAAACCACACAAATATTTCAACCAGGTCAACCGTCAACGGTGACACAGTGATTGAAGATGGAACCTTTATCGGAAGCGGCGCAACTCTTGTTGGACAGCTTAAAATCGGCAAAGACTCCGTGATTGGAGCTGGAAGCGTTGTAATTAGGAATGTAGACGCTGGCTGCACAGTTGCTGGCGTACCGGCAAGGATTATCAAATCAAGTGAGGAATGCTTATGATTACGCTTGTGATTGCTCCACACCCGGACGATGAAGTCCTCGGAGTTGGCGGAACAATCAGGAAACGTGTTTTAGACGGCCATGAAGTCCATGTTTGCATCTGCACTAAGGGCGTTCACAATATGTTTGACCGTGATGTCATCATTGAAGGCCAGCTCGAAGCGCAGAAAGTCGCAACATGTCTGGGCATCAGCAGTATCCGATTCCTGAACCTACCTGCGGCAGAACTCGACCGGGTTCCGCTAATTGAGGTCATTGACTCAATTGCAAAAGTGATTCAAGATGTTCACCCTGATGAGGTTTTCATCCCGCATAGGGGCGACATTCACAACGACCACAAGGTAATTGCAGATGCCGCACTTGTTGCGTTAAGACCGAAATCTACTCCAGTACCATTTCGAATTTGCAGCTACGAAGTTCCGTCTGAGACCGGATGGGATAATCCGGTCTGCGGAAACGAGTTCATCCCGAATGTGTACGAAGAGATAGTAGATACGATTGAAGATAAGATATTCGCTGTCAAACTCTATCAATCCCAAGCGGAAACTTGGCCTGGAGCCAGATCTGCAAAAGCAGTGAAGGCTCTTGCAGAGTACCGAGGATCTTCTGTATGCGTTCCTTACGCAGAAGCATTCCACCTCATAAGACAGGTAATTTAAGCCAGATATCCATCTATTCATGTTGTTATAATAAATGTCTGGAAAAGGCGCATAAGCCATTACTGGGCGTTTCAAAAGGGAGATAACAATGGAAAAGCATATCGAACTATGTAAAATGAAAGCCAGAGATATAAAAACTGGCTTTGGGAATCCCAGAAAAATCAGCACAAAGAAAATGGCTGAGCTCGAACAGAGCATTACCTCGTTCGGAGATTTCGGGATATTCCTAATAGATGAGGACAACAACATCATCGGAGGCAACCAGCGGCTGAAAGCAGTCAAAAAGCTGTTTGGTGATGATGTGGAAATTGATTGCAAGAGGCTCTGCGGATATACAAAGTCCGAACTCAAGGCCATCAATATCAAAGACAACACCCATGCAGGCGACTGGGATCTGGATGCTCTTGCGGATTGGACATCTGACCTTGTGGTCGATCTTGGCGTTGAGGCAGATGAGAAAAAGCAAATCGAAGAGCGTGAGATCCCTGAGATGGAACTTATCCACTACGAAAAATATGACTACGTTATGATTGTCTGTAATAACGAGCTTGATTACAACAATCTCGTCCGTGCTCTTGGGATTGAAGGGAAAAAGGTGCGGATTGCAAAAAGGAAAATCAAAGCACGGGCCATCTGGTATGACAAAATGAAAGCAAAAATCATTCCGTATGATGAGCTTCCGCCTGAATTGCTTGACGACTCTGACGTCAAGCGCACCACATGATATCTGGCCATCCAAAGAACGTGAAGGTGAATTATGGAAAAGCCTGAAAATTTCGGAATATATATCATCAGCTACAAACGGCCCGATACAATCATGACCCACAAGCTCCTGGAATACTACAAAGTTGTCATCCGGGAGAGTGAGTTTGATGAATATGCTAAGACCGTACATCCTGAGAATTTGCTCCCTGTTCCAGATGAAGAAATCAACAGCGTCGTTAAAGTTATGAACTGGGTCATTGATAACGCTGAAGAGGATTGCATCTGCATTCTTGACGACGATTGCCCATGCTTCTACTATAGACTGGAAAAGAGCGAAGCGATCTATGATCCGGAAATAATTACATCAGAAATTGAACGAATCGGGCAACTGATGATAGACTTGGACATCGGGTGGGGATGCGATGATGCAACAAATGTTCCGTGGGGATATGACGCAGAGTTCACGTTTAAGGGAACCACCGGAGGTATTCGGTGGATTAACAGGAAGAAGCTGAAAGCCAGATTCCGCCAAGACATTGGCTACTGCTGCGATACAGACGTTGTAATGCAGGAGCTTCTGGTCAATAGAATAATCCTGAAACCAAAGTATTTATGCCCCGGCGGCGGAGCGGACAAAAACAAAGGCGGAAATTCAAAAAAAAGCCGGGAAAGCATGATCGCAAGCTTTGAGATTATGAAATCAAAATGGGGCAAATACTTTGACTACGATCTGAACACGAATAAGATATATGTGAGGGTTCCAAGATGAGTGGAGAGATTTACTTTTCCGGACACCAGCCGAATTTTCTTCCGTATATGGGCGTGTTCTATAAAATGTCAAAATCCGATTTTTTTGTGTTGGATGATGACGTTCAGTATTCCTCGGACGGAATGCACAACACCAACTTCATCAAAGTAAACGGACAGAAAACCAGGATCACAGTTCCGGTGCACTTCTTTTTTGGCGCTCCAATTAACAAAGTCCCAATATGCTACGATAGAAATTGGGATGATAAAATGCTGAAAACCATGAGGATGGCCTACGGAAAGGCAGCACATTTTGATGAAAGCTACAGCCTCCTAGAGGAGCACATCAGGAAAAGGTATGAATACCTGTCTGACCTCAACATTTCTCTTATTCGAGATATCGTGAACAGATTTGGAATCAAGTGTGAGCTTGTCATTGCAAGCGAAATGGCTCAAACCGGTCTCAAGAAAAACCTCAGGAATCTATGCCAATGTTTGCAGCTAGGATGCAATGTTTACTATTCCGGTATCGGAGGTAAGGATTACAACGACGAGCCTCTGTACAATAGATGTGGAGTTCGGATCGAATATTCGGATTATCAACCAGTAAAGTATAGCCAGGTAGGCCGTTCAGGATTCATCGAGAACCTTTCTGTAATTGACTATATCTTTAATGCTGGCTTCAAACTCCCGGAAGAATGGAAGCAACGTTTTTGATACAAAAAACTTTCAAAAAGTTCTGAAAATGCCATAATTTTATAAAAATAACTTGACTTTCGGCGGTTTAATGTTACGATATAGTAAAGAAAACCAAAGGAGGTAAATAGTATGGCATACCCGTACACATCAAATGGCTACAACATGTTTGACATGTTAAGCCAAGTTCAGAAGGCAATCCGAAGAGGTGATTATGAACACGCAGCATTTGCTGCGGAACAGTTGAAAACAACCTACCGTGCAACTCTTTGGAATCGGCTGATTGTTATCACATCAGAAGATTGCTTCGGTGTTTTGACGAAGGAGGTTGTCGAACTGAAGAAACAGGACGATGCATATCCGGATGATAAAAACATCGGTGAAGCAATCGCCCTCATGTGCAGAGCCAAGAAAAGCAGAGATGCTTGCTACTTTGCATGTAATTTCATTCTCGCCAACCGGAAGACGCAAAACTTCTCCTTCACCTACAAGGTGATTTCTGATTTCTATGCGAGGCTCTCAGACTTAGAGGCCAAGATGAAGATCAAGAAGGCTAAGCCGGTGGATACCCCCAAGTATGACCAGTTCGGGTTCTTCATCGAAGCCAATGATTCCTCTCCTGATGAGTCCGATGAATGTGAAGGCTTACCCGACTGCGAGAAAGAAGTGGCATATAACGGTTTGGCGATGCAAAAGGCAATTGCTCACCGAGATATGGACATGATTGGTTTCCACGCAAACTATTTCCGTGAGAAATGCAGAAGCCGATTCTGGCCTGTAATCTTTGATTACGCTGAAGAACACACGAAGCCGCTTCTGGATGAGATCAGAGCTCTCAAGTATGCTGATGATACTGTCAATAAGAGAAAGAAGCCTCTTGAAAAAGACAATATCTTCATGGCGAAGGCGATTCTCCTCATTTGCTACTATCAGGATGAGTATTTCGATACAGTCCTGTCTAGCGACGTTGTGAAATACGATACGCTGATGGATTGGAGCAAAACTCGGGTTAAGCCCATTTCCGAGTGTGTGCTCGTAAACGGCGAGATTCCGGAGTGGGTCTATGATTGCCACACCTTAAAGGGAAAGAAGATGGGCAAGACAGACTGGGATATGACGGTAAGCGAGCAAGCCGCTCTTACACCTCTCCAATTGGCCTACTTCGATGAGGCAAGCTGGATTTACACATACGAGCAGGATGCCGAAACCGGAGTTTTGAATGATGAAGGCATGAAGCCTATCAGAAAGTTTGCAGAAACACACTCGGCGAATCCTGTTGTGCCTATTCCTTATGAGCAATAAGCATTGTAGATGGAGGGCAATGAAATGGAGAGCAAAAGCAATGCGGTCAGAAGGCTAGTCAAAATTGGGGCGTGGAATGATGCTCTTGCAATTGCTAAGTCCTTCAGGCTTGGCATTACGAAGGAGCAGCACAGTGCCATTGTGAGAGCGCACGAATGCTCACACTACCCCGAATTCTACAAAGAGGTAGGATACGATGTAAACGACCTTATCCAAAAAGGTTGCGACGTTCTTGTCGCACTGTACGGATAATCAATACAGCAATACAACCGAAACGGCCTGCGCCTCTGTACGGAAGCGTGGGCTGTTTCTATATCGTAAGGCGGTGAAAACATGGCTAGAAATCCAAAACAGGATGCAAATTTGAAGCCTTATCAGAAAGGCGAGCTAAGCAGTGAAGAAGCCAAGAGGCGTGGAAGTAAAGGCGGAAAAAAATCTGGCGAGGTCAGACGGGCTAAAAGGGATGCAAAAAGCTCCATAAGATACCTTCTGGACTTGGCGGCAAAGGACAATTTGGATACCAATCTGAAGAAGCTTGGAGCAGCCGAGGAAGAGCGAACGAATATGCAGGCGCTTAACGCCAGAATCTTTACGATGGCTATGAGCGGCAATTTGGACGCTTATAAGGCTCTCATGGATTACGGCGGCTTTGCTCCAGACCAGAATCTTAAAGACGAAGAGCGAAGGGCAAGGATCCAGGCTATTGTCGATGGAGGCAGAGCCGATGCAATTGTCTCTGGCGGTGAAGATGGAGAAAGCGGCAACGTGGTTATTTACATGCCGAAGCTTGATGAATTACCAGATGAAGAGGAGCTCATAGAAGAGAGCTCCCAGAATGGTAACGAAGACTCCGCCACTTAGCCGCCACAGGATGAATCCATACAAAAGTGTGGCATTGGAGGTGTAATTGATGCCTACTGTGCTGAAGCCGCAGCGTGGCCCACAAGAACGCTTTATGGCTACAGCCGCAGACATCTGCATCTATGGTGGAGCAGCCGGAGGCGGAAAAACGTATGGCTTGCTGATGCAGCCACTTCGGTATAAAAACGTTCAAGGATTCGGCTGCACGATATTCCGAAAGGATTTCAACCAGATTTTCAGCCAAGGTGGTCTTTGGGATGAAGCCAGCAAAATGTACAGTCAGGTTCCCGGAGCACACCCAAGGATGTCATCCTACAGCTGGCTGTTTGGCGATAAAAACGGTAACACCGTTTCGAAAGTGACATTCGCCCATATCGAGAGAGATCAGGATCTCGGAAAGTGGCAGGGCGCTCAGATCTGCGCCATTGAATTTGATGAGCTTACCCACTTTTCGGAAAAGTCGTTTTTCTATATGCTGTCCCGAAACCGAAGCACCTGCGGCGTGAAACCATTTGTGCGGGCATCCTGTAACCCGGATGCTGATAGTTGGGTTGCTAAGTTCATCGAATGGTGGATAGACCCTGATACCGGGTATCCAATTCCGGAAAGAAGCGGCAAGATTCGGTATTTTATTCGACGGGACGAAAAGCTTTACTGGGCAGATACCAAAAGGGAGCTGTGGGAACAGTTCAACCTGGTGACACCAGAGGAGCGAGGAGAGCCAAAGTCTGTCACATTCATCATGTCAAAGCTGGAGGATAACCAGGAACTGCTCAAAGTGAATCCTGGTTACATGGCGAATCTGAAAGCAATGTCCGTAGTTGAAAGAGAACGTCTTCTGTACGGCAACTGGAAGATCAAGGCAGCAGCCGGCCTGTACTTCAAAAGGGCGCAGATCGGGAAGTACCTGGATATTCTTCCGGCGGATATTGTTCAGTATGTGAGATGTTGGGACTTAGCCGCCACAGAAAAGACAGAGAAAGGGGATCCTGCCTATACAGCGGGTGTCCTGATGGGAAAGCGAAAGAACGGCAGATACGTCATAATCGACGTTATAAATAAGCAGATGTCCGCTTCGGATGTGAGAAATACGATCAGGCTCACAGCTCAGGCGGACAGAGCAAAATACAAGCGAGTACGGATTAGATTACCACAAGACCCCGGTCAGGCTGGTAAAGAACAGGCGCAGTCGTATATCAAATATCTATCTGGATTTGATGTGACAGCTGTTGCCGAATCCGGAAGCAAGGAATCTCGTGCGGAACCCATGGCTGCTCAGTGGCAAGCCGGCAACTTTGACATTATGATCGGGGACTGGAATGAGGAGTACCTACTACAGCTTGAAAACTTCCCGGATGGAAAGTTTAAGGATATGGTGGATGCTTCCGCAAACGGCTTTGCTGAGATCGAGCTAAGGTCTCAGTTCAACCTAAGCAATTTGATTTGAGAGAAACAGCTGGAAAGGGTGTAAACGACAATGAACGATACGCATAAAGATCAGCTTGACCGTATCACACGGTATGCGAACATCATAATGAAGCAGACCGGAAAGGCCGTTCGCCCTTTTCGTCAAGACGGGTGGGTCAACCTGCTTAACAAGTACGGTACATCGAAGGACACTTCTGAACAGTACCACTTTGTCGAAGAGGCAACTGTTCCTGACGACCTATTGGAAACCATCTATGAAGGTAACGGTTTGTTTGCTCGAATCATCGATACCCCAGCCGAGGAGGCTGTGAAGCACGGCTTTGAGCTGAAGAACGTCAACGACCATTGTATTGAAGACTTCTATATGTCTGCTCTGGATGAGCTTGACTGGGACGAGGTTGCAACCACCGGTATTAAGTGGGCAAGACTCTTTGGCGGTGCCCTGGCGGTTATGCTCATAAACGATGGTCGGCAGCTGGATGAGCCTGTGGATTGGAGGAATATCCAGTCTATTGACGACATTCGGGTGTATGACCGCTCCATCATCCAGCCAGATTATACCAGTATCTACGCATACGACCCTAGAGACCCGTTTGGAAGTCGAGGGAGCCGGCTTGGAAGGCCTGAATACTACACTGTTTCCAGCCTCTACGGAACCTTTACGGTTCACGAAAGCCGCTGCCTGGATTTCTGCAATGGTGTGCTTCCTGAGCGGTCAAGCCAAAGCGTTTATCAAATTTGGGGTATGCCCGAATATATCCGAATCAATAGGGCTATCCGTGACGCAGAAGTAGCTCACGGAAGCGCTGTAAAGATGCTGGATAGATCTGTGCAGCCGATCTACAAGATGAAAGACCTCTCTATGGAGTTGGCTACGGATGAAGGCGAGAACCGGATTCTCAAGCGCCTCCAGGCAATTGATCTTGCCCGTGGCATGATGAACACCCTTGTCGTAGACAACGATGGTGAGGAATACGATTTCAGGACATTCCAGTTCTCCGGTGTTTCCGAAGTTGTAGATGTTACCTGCAACTACCTGTCAGCGTTGACCTGCATCCCGCAGACAATCCTGTTCGGCAGGGCAATCAGCGGAATGAGTTCTACGGACGATACCGCCATGGAGAACTACTATAACATGGTTGACCGCATCCGCAGACGGATGCTTAGACCCAACCTCCGGTATCTGCTTTCTGTCATCTTCCAGGCTGGTGTTGCTACTGGCGAGATTGAAAAAGTCCCGCCCATCAACATCGTATTCAACCCGCTGTGGTCTATGACCGAATCTGAGCAGGCTGACCTCGAGCTAAAGAAAGCGCAAATCAAGCAGACCAACGCCAACACTTCCGCAGTCTACATGGGACAGCAGGTGTTTTCTCCCGATGAGGTACGGAAGAGCCTCGTAAAAGCTGGAGACTTTGAAATTGACACCGCATTCGATGACGATGACATGACCGAGGAGGAAATGAATGAGATCATTGATAAGATTCAGAACAACGGTGGCTTGGCACCTAGTTCTGGCGGTGATTCTCCTGATGCTGCACCTGCCGCCACGAAGTTGCCCCAGGACATGACAAATCAGGAAGTTGCATCCGCCACGCTAGCAAGCCAGGAAAGAGCGCAACAACCCCCTACAGGCCAGGAAAACAAGGAATTCGATGAAGAGGGTATAAACACTCATAAGAAGGAAAACTACGGTTCAGTGGGCGTCTTAGTCATCAAAGAGGGCAGGGTGCTTGTCGGGATCCGTAACCACGATTTTGGGAATGGACTGATTTGTGGACCTGGCGGCCATATCGAAAAGGGCGAGACACCTGAGTTTGCTGCTGCCAGAGAGACCTCTGAGGAGTTCGGCATCATTCCCAATGAGCTTATTTTCATTGGCCGAGGCGAGTCAGAACCTGAGGGGGGGTTGGCACCTTACCTTTATATATGCACCGACTTTGACGGAACACCTGAAGCTGATGGGGACGAAATGACCGACATGGAATTCCTGTCCCTGGAAGACCTCGAAAAAGTCTCTGCATCGCTGTTTGCTCCATTTGCCTACAGCCTGAAGGTGCTAAAAAAAGAATTGTTTCCGACTCCAAACTTCGATAAGAAAGGCAAGGATGGCCGCTGGGTTACAACCAAGGGTGGGAAGCGTGTCTTTATCAACGAAGAAGGAAAACCCGAAAAGGGCAATCCTTTTGTAGTCGAAGCGATGAATAGAGGTGCCAATGGCAAAAAGTCTGCGTTCAGCTCTGCCAATGATCGTGAGCAAAAAAATACGGATTTTAGCAAAAAATCTCTTGACAATCCGCAAAAACAAGCTACGATTATCGTAGAGAAACCTAATGACAACACATCAAATGCAAAGCTATCACTCAAAAAGTCGAAAGTTACAAACTTTCAAACTTCGAATGGTGTTATGAAAGTAACGAAAGGAACGAATGCTAGGCTCGGCAATAAGGGCGGTGCAACAATCGTACCTGGAGACATAACTGGTATTGAAGTCTTTGCCGGGAAGGGTGGAAAGAATCCACTCAGAGTGGCAGATGAGTTCGCAAAGGTCTATGGAGGAAAGCCGGAAGATTGGATGCACACTACCGGAAATGGACGGGTGAAACTCAGCAATGGCGAGGAGATGAATGCTGAGATTCACTGGTTCGAGTGTGAAGGAATTGGGCAAACAAAATGGAAGGTAAAGAAGTTCAGAAAAGGATGATGAAGTATGAAAGTAAAGTATATTGGTGAGAGCGACCCTCTGGAATTGCTTAACGGAAAGGTCTATGATGTGCTTGAAGTCGATGAAATGGTTGGCTGGTATCGAGTCGTAGACGAAACTGGAGACGATTATCTGTTTCCGCCTGAAAGCTTTGAAGTGGTAGAGGAAGGCTCAAGCGATTCAAAGCAGTCCAGTGCCGCAATGTAGCTAAATATTGAAAAACAGAGCACTATTTCAGTGCTCTGTTTTTCATACCCCAAATAGGTGGCGATTTGAATGAGCAATACCCTGAGTGACATTTACATCCGTCACATGATCGTGAATAAGTGCCTCCAATCTTTTGGAATGATACCACTGGATGTGAATTCTGACGGTGGCCCTAGCTCTGGCTACCACAATCACGCTGGCATACCGGGAAAAGTCGGTGGAAGCGCACCGAGCGGCAAGCAGCTCAACGACAGCATCAATAAAGCGTGGAGCTCTGAAGATGGCAGTGAGGTTTCGAGAGCGATGCGCGAGAACTTGCGTAGCATGGCGGCAGGACAGAGTTTCGAGCTTAACGGCCTGAAGACGACTAAAATCGATGACGACACATTCGAGTCGGAGACACCGTTCGGAGACGAAAAGCAGACCGCCACTCTCGACGAGGTTGCTGATAGCGTGGCAGACATGTTTGATGAAGACGGTGGCAGCATGGAAGCCCCGACCTTCTCCGATGCTCCAAGCTCCCCAGAGAAGCCTGAAGCGTTCAAGGGTGGGCAGGTCGTGGACATCAGCGCAGACCAGTTTCAGAACCTCAGAAGTGAAATACAGGCTCATACCGGCGAAGAAACCTCCAACGCCGAAGTGAAAGAGTACCTTGAAGCGATTGATGCTTACCGTGGCACAAACTATATTAGCGTGGTAGCTGCATCTGCCGGGTTCAAAGACGGATACGAGGGATACTCCGGTTTAATGTCTGAAGCGGAGAAAGCGAAAGCGGTCAAGCAGGCTGATAGCATGGAACGCTTCATTCGGAATGCGGACAAGTATGAAGGAAAGACCATGCGGGCACTCGGCTTTGACCTCGGCGGCGACTATGACAGCGATGGCGGAGCGACGAAACAGTTTGAGACACTTATCAGCAAGTGCAATCCTGGCGAGACTATCGACATGGGGCATATCTCGTCTTGGACTACGAGCAAAGGAACTGTTAACCAGATATTGAGCGCAAGGACCGGCAACGACGAGAGCGCAGAAAGGTGCGTTCAGGTTGTGTTTACCTGCCCGAACTCTAAGAGCGGCGTTGACATCGGTCGTTTTTCAAAGAATTTTTCGCAGGGCGAGGTAGCCTTCAGCAAAGACCAACAGTTCGTTGTCAAGAGCGTTAGAAAGAGCGAGATCGGCGATGACGACCTACCGGTAACTCGGTACGAAATCGAAGTAGCTGAAGCTGGCTCCAATTGCCTCCCCGAAAGCTGAATACTTCGTAAATGAAGCGAATATCAGAACTGAGGATTGCCAGAAGGTTGACTCTCTGGGTATTTCTGAGAGAGAGCTTGATAGAGTGGAGTTTTTTGGACACGCATACTTCCATCCTGAGATGTACGGACTGAGTGTTCCCAAGATTGGATCAGGGTGGTACGAGAGGTCGAAAACAAAGTGGAATCAATATTCTGAATGAATTCATTAAAAAGGCAACATGGCGGAGCAGCTTTAATTAGCTGCCCCGCTTTTGTTATGCCTGAAAGGGGGTTGAAAAGTGGACTATTTGCTTTATAACAGAATGGCGGGTGTACTTTCTGAAATCCGTAGAAGGCATGTAGCAATTAGCTCTGCGATTCAGCGGTTCGATGCATCTGCCACAAATGATGTTGCATGGATCACCGTAAAGGGGACACATATTCCGCTTGATGAAAGCGGAACCGCTCTCGCTGGAGGCAAACTCAAAGGTAAGAATTTTGGCGGAGGAAGGGGCGGTAGTGCCGCTCCGTCTACATCGAAGACTGCAAACCCAAGCATCGGCAATTCTATGCAACCTAAGAGCACTGATTACACGTTCAATCCCGCTTCTGATGATTTAGAAGATTTTGTCAGCAACAACGTAGACAAACTTATGAGCATCTACAAGTCTGGAAGAATGCCCGCTGTGCACGATGAGTTTTACAAGTACAGGCTTGCCGACACCAGCAAGAACTTGCACGAGGTCACAACTGATGAGGCTGGAGAGGCTATTTCAAATCATGTCAGGCAAAGCATTAAAGATGGCTGGATGCGAGAAGCGAATAGTGAATATAAGCCGAAGCTGATCCAGAGTATTCTATCGAGCGAAGAGTCGAGAAATGCCGCTCTGAATATCATGTATGAGAATTTCAAATACTACAATCCTGATACAAAGACCAGTTTTGAGGAGTTCCTTGATACCCCTGTTACAATGTACCGTGGCGGTCATGGTCAGAAGCACACTGATGATGACATTTTCTCTGCCTACAGTTTTGACAGGAAGGTCGCCGAGAAGTTCGCTGGAGAAGGTGGAAACATCTACACAGCGAAAATTAGACCGATTGACACATACGGGAGCCTTTCTACAAATGGAGAATCGGAAATTTTTGTTCCGACCTACATTGCTCCAAATGGCAATAAGGACTCCACAGACTGAGTGAATTGAGGTGGCAGATACGGAAACGAAAGAAAAGATCAAGGTGTACGTTGACATCCAGAATGGCAAGACCGTCTGTGTCTGCCACTTCAACAAGAAGCAATGTGGAAAGCATTGTGAGGTTGATACATTAGAACGAGATAAGTTCGACGGCTGGGAGAAAATCATGAGGCAGGACCGGTACGGGAAATCACATATATGAACGGAGTGGAATCATGGACAATAAAGTGACCCATAAAATTGAAGAAATTCGATTCCGGAGAGACGCTATTCACAAGCTCATTTCCAGAATAGATTCTTCTGATGATGTGAAGTGGATAACCGTTAAAGGCACTCCCATTCCGATTAAAGATGGGAAAGCGGTAGGTGGGCCTTCTGCTGTAAAAGAACGAATCAACGAAGGCGAAGAGCATGGTGCAAGAACCGGAAATAAGAAAGCAGCCACAAAACACGGTGAAATAAAAGACTTGGTTTCAGAATTTAAGGATGTGAGGCCCTGGGAGATAACTGCTGAAGATAAGGAAAAGGTTTTTAATGCAATTAAATCATCCGGTATGTATCTGAAACACGACCCGAATGATGTGGATGCTCCTTCTACTGCAATGTCTGAACACCTTGCATATTTGGAGAATAAAAGAGTAAACGAAATCTTGAATGGCTATTCCACCATCGACATGGATAGTTATGTCAAGTATTGTCACGAAAAAGGAACTCAGCCAAAGTTGCATGAACCTCTTGCAGAAGTCGATAAAAGCTCCCTATGCTCTAAATCTGGTAAACCTCAGCATGATGGGACACCAGTGTACAGGAGCTTGGACAAATTCACATGTCTCTCCGACAAGGAAATAAACGCATTTGCTGGATTTGAAGATGATTGGGACCCTGAGGGTTCAAAAAAGATTCGTGAAGCAACAAAAGACGCTCTTGGCGGGTGGAGCGAAGCCGAAAGAAGCGCAGTGCATGAGTATACGAAGCAATACAGTCCAACAAACTATGCCGCTATCAACAAATACTTAGCCAGTGGAGAAGGCGATGAATCAGTCAAAAAGGCTGCTCAGGAAATTACATCGGCTCTAGATCACGAAATTGGAGGTGCCTGCGTTACTTTCAGAGGGCAGTCTGACTTGACTGGAATAGTGAATAATCAAAAGCTAGACAAAATTCTCAAGCAAATTGAGAAGGGAAACTATTCACATGCATCTGAACTAACCCAAGGGCTTGAAGGATTAACTGTTACCAACAAAGCGGTAATGAGTACAAGCAAGGTTGAATCATCGAGTGGATACGGACAAAGGCCGGTTCAGATGATTTTCAAGACTCCAAGAACAGCAAAGGCTGTTGACATAACAGGGGCTTCCGCTTACGGTGGTTCAAAGGATGTGGCATCAAAGGCGCTTCTTAACACCGGGCTGTTCGGAGCTGGAACACGAGAAAGCGAAGTTGCATACAAACCTGGTACCTCTTATAAAATCGAAAAGGTCATGTTTTCCAGAACTGTAGATGATAGAGGGAAAAAGGTTAACGGAAAAGTGTTCCTTGTTTGCTCTGTTTTGTAGCTTCACTGGTAAGAGGTATGTTATCAAGATGCCGAAAATGGAAAATTGTACGGTGTTAGATGCTATGAACAGAAGCCCTTGTTTACGCAAGAAGTAACCAGGAGGACCTGATGTAATGAATAATATGCACCACGCTGAGGCGGTTAGACTCTCCGTGCAACCGGCGTTTGGTAGGAAAAAGTCCATTCCGTCCAAGTATGTTCCGCTATACCCGAAGAACTCTGAGCGGGAACTGAAGGCACTGACAAACGCATATGTGAGAATCCTGAAAAAGGAGATCAACGACCATCTTCCTGAAATCATGGCGGCGTATAAAAAGTCCCGTCGTACAGACTCCAGGGAAGATGGTTTTTTTGACCTGACACAGGAACTTGGGCGGGTGTTTCAGGATATCGGTAAGAACATCGAAAAGAAGCTGGACGCATTCGGACTTCGTACACGGGTTGAGAAGATCGCAAAAAGAACTCGAAACACGTCCTACGCAGAGTGGAAGAAGTGTGTACAGAAGACGGTCGGCCTAGACCTGATTGACAACTACTACAGCAATGATTTCTATTCCAGCATCACGCAGCCATGGATCGACCAATCGGTTTCTATGATACAGAGCATCCCGCAGCAAGAGCTTGGAGCCATAAGGGAGATTATCACCCAAGGATTTCAGGAAGAGCTGCCCATTGAAGATATTGCCAGAAACATTCAAGGGGAGTACAACACTTCGAAAGGCAAGGCCCTGTTCCTTGCGAGAGACCAAATAGGAACGCTTAACTCTGAGCTTACCAGACGCCAGCATGAAGATGCTGGCGTTTCTCGTTATCGGTGGGTTGACTCCGGGGACAGCAAGGTTAGAGATTGTCACCACTTTCTGAATGGGCATGTCTTCAAATGGGATGACCCGCCGGCCATGTGGACACGAAAGAAAGGCGTGGTTGTGCTTACCGGTCGCCGATGTCATCCAGGCCAAGACTACGGATGCAGATGCCACGCTGAACCGGTATTCGACATTGATACTCTGGATCTTCCAATTCAGGGCATGAATAAATAAGGAGGACAAAAATGAAAAATGTTCGAAAGATTTGCCACTATGCACAGCAGATGCGGATTGTGTGCGATTCCATCGAAAATTGGGCTGTGAATGCTGAGAGTTGCCCCGACGAGGACGCCGACCCGCTGGCTGTGCAACTGATGCTCAACCAGCTGGAGCAGGCGCAGCAGCTGATTCTGGGTCTCACGCAGAATATCATGGAAGCTGTTGATGATGACGATACGCAGAACGCTGCGGATCCAACTGACATGGCCAAACCTGACCTAACTGATGTAACTGGCGTAAAGCTGTCAAGCAACGGCGACAGCAACATCGCTTTATATTCACAGTCGGATAACGCCACCGGCATTTCCGATAAAAAGAAGGAGGATACCTAAGCATGGAAGAAAACATTCGTGCGCCTGTTCTCACACACGTTACCCGTTTGGACAGCATTCCACTGAACCAGACATACTACACGGCTGAAGGATACTTGGTGGATAGACCAATCGTCACATCTACCGGTATCTTTGAGTATACGGAGGCCAACGGCTCCATAAGACGGGAGCTGCGGCTTCCGGAGGATGTCTTCGACCCTGAAAGCCTGAAGTCGTATAGAGGAAAGCCGATTATCATCACGCATGATGCCGGCCTCATCAACAAGGACAATGTTGGTGATGAGGAAATCGGTACGATTATGTCTGAAGGGTATCGGAGCGGCGAGGATGTCCGAGCTGAGATTATCATCCATGATACCGACAAGATGAAGTCCGCTGGCCTGAAGGAGTTGTCTCTCGGATACAACCTGGATCTGGAGGAAACTCCTGGTGTATGGAATGGGCAGCGGTATGATGCTATCCAGCGGAACATCAGAATCAATCATCTTGCCCTTGTCCAAGAGGCAAGGGCTGGAGAACGTGCCAGACTGAATATCGACAGTCGGGACGTAAGCAAACAAATGAAAGGAGCACAAAGAATGAAGAAGACCAGAAAGTCCACCCATGGCGACAGCATTCTGACCGATGAGGAGCTGGCCAAGGCCATCGAGGACTACAAGAAGCGCCGTGCCCAGAACGGTGCCAAGAAGGAGGACGCCGATGAGCCGGAGAAGGACGCACCTGTGAAGAGTGCGGAGCCCTCTACTCCCGCTCCCGCAGCGCCGGCTTCTGCTGACATGCCTGCCGCCACCAAGGAGGATGACGACGAGATTACTTCCAAGGTTGAGGCTGTGAAGGCCAACAGAGACCGCCGTGACCAAGAAGAGCCCCCTGCTGACAACAAAAAGGCTATTGGTATCATCTCTCAGCAGGACCAGGACATCGGAACTCTGCTGGATATCATCGACACTCTCCTGGCCAAGCAGGACTTCGGCAAGAACGAGGATGGCGATGAGTGCGAGCTCAACAAGGACAGCGACCCCGATGAGCTGGAGACTATGAAGAGCGACTCCGACGAAGAGGAAGAGGACACCTTCGCACAGGATGATGACGAAGAGAAGGAGAACACCTTCACTGAGGATGACGACGAGGAGACTCCCGTTCCCGCTGCTCCTGAGAAGGAGAAGCTGAACACTGACTCCGTGGATCGGATCGTCCGCCAGCGCATCAAGATGGGCATGATTGGCCAGAAGCTCCACATGGACGGCCTGGAGAACATGTCCATTATGAATGCCAAGAAGGCAATCGTTAAGGCTGTCCGGCCCGGTATCCGGCTGGATGGTAAGACTCCTGCGTACATCAATGCCATCTTCGACATGGCTTGCGATGAGATTAACAGGAGACCTGCGAACAGCACCGATGCCCAGAGGGCTCGGATGTTCAATGGCGTTGGCCGCATGGATAGCCGCAATACCGGCGACTCTTCTGCTAACGCCCGTCAGAGAATGATCGAACGTCAGAACAAGAAGGAGGATAAGTAAATGGCACAGCTGAACTATGGCTACAGCACTCCCGTCGGCGAAGCCGGCGGCATCATCGATCTGGCTCCCTACGCTATCGATAGCTTCACAAACGAGGAAGACACCGGTAAGATGCGCTTCGGCGTAGGCGTTGTCAAGGGAACCGCCGCCGGCAAGCAGGTGAAGCTCCCTGTTTCCGCAAGCACTGCCGCTGATTTCGAGGGCGTTGTCGTCAACCGCCGTACCACCGAGTACGACCTGGAGGGCAAGATCCATATCCGCAAGAATGCGACTGCCGGCGTTATGCGCTACGGTCGTATTTATGTCCGGGTAGCAACCGGCGTCACCCCCGAATACGGCAATCCCGTGTACATGGTCAATTCTGGTGATGAAGCCGGCTTCTTCACCAACGAGGCGAGTACCACCACTGGCGAAGCTCCCTCTCAGACCACCGCCAACAACATTGCTGTTAAGGGCCGCTTCCTCGGCGGCGTTGATACCGCCAGAGGCATCGCCCCCGTTGAACTGTTCAACGAATCTCACTGATTGAAGGAGGAAAAAGAAAATGGCTAAGAACAAGCACACCCACTACGATGCCGCTGAAGCCCGCATCCTGAGAAACGATGCTATCATCAGTGCAGTGATGGCTTCCGACGGCGCACGGTTCGACAGTGCGGAGGACGCTTCCGTGTTCTTCGCTCGGGAGCTGGATTACGTCAAGACCAAATCCTATGACGTACAGTACCCCGACCTGACCGCTCTGACACTGTTCCCCATCAGCCACGAGGCGGATGCCGGCGCTGAAACCGTCACCTACTACACCTACGACAAGTCCGGCATGGCAAAGATCATCGACAACTACAGCACCGATCTGCCCCGTGCGGATGTCACCGGCACTCCTCAGACCGCTCACGTTCGCTCCCTGGGCGACGCATACGGCTACTCCGTGCAGGAGATGAGAGCTTCCCGGCTGGCTGGCAAGTCTCTGGATACCCGTAAGGGTGAGGCTGCCCGTTACCAGATTGACGCCGCTACCAACAAGCTGGCGTGGGCTGGTGATGAGAAGCACGGTATCCTGGGCGTTCTGTCCGCCGGTCAGAACATCCCCCTGTACACCCTGCCCAACAACGCCGGTGGTACCTCCACTGCCTGGAAGGACAAGACTGCCGATGAGATTCTGGCTGACGTGAACGGCATGGCCGCTCAGGTGTCCAGAACCACCAAGCATGTCGAGCGCCCCGACACGCTGTGCGTCCCCGCCGACGTGTACATGGATATTGCCACCCGCCGTCTCGGCGAGACTGGTGAGACTGTGCTGTCCTTCATCCTGTCCAAGTCTCCTTATCTGAAGAACGTCGTTCCTGCCGCCGAGCTGGATTACGACAGCAAGGATACCAACCCCTACGCCGCCAGCGGCAACCAGGGCGTCGCCTTCCTGTTCAAGAACGACGAGAACAAGATGGCTCTGGAGATCCCCATGCCCTTCATGCAGCACCAGCTTCAGGTCAAGAACCTGGAGACCATCATCCCCTGCGAGTCCCGTGTCGCTGGCATGATCGTCTACTACCCCATGTCCGCCCTGATCGCCGTAGGCGTTTCCAAGGGTGCGTAATCCAATTACACATTGAGGGGCGGGTTATCCGCCCCTCTGCTGTTCATGGCACTCACATGAAATTATAGGAGGTAACAAATGAAAATCACGAACGTAACTGCAAAGGTTATCGGTGTTCTCGGCGTTGATCTGATGCCGGATCAGAGCATGGATATTTCCGCAAAGGATGCCGCTGTCCCCAGCATTTCCTGCCTTATCAATATGGGACTGCTCACTCTGGACAACAGTGCTGAGCTGAAGAAGGAAATGCATAACGCCGCACTGGAGGAAGCCCGGAAGCAGGTCATGGAGGAGCTGCGGGCATCCGGTAAGCTGAAAGAGAGCGGCGAGGAACCTGCTGACGCAGACGCCGCACTGGAGGAAAAGCCCAAGAGAAAGGGCAGAATGCCCAAGATCCAGGAAACGCCCGCCGAATAAGCTGGAGGCATTGCAATGACAGTTGTTGAAATGGTGCGGATGCTTGGAAACGGTGAATTCGATTCTGTCAATGACGCTGATATCAGAGCGTGGGATGAGTTTGTCAGCCCGATGGTAAGTAAACGTGTCCTCGGCAACCTGTACAACCAGGCCAAGGCTCTCCTGATTTGCCATAAGATGACCCTGAGTGGTGTCGGAGACAATGGCATGGGTGAGCTTGGGAAGGTAAAGAACAGCTATATCGCTTCCAGTGTATCCGATGGCGGGACATCCATCAGCTTTGCTAATGTAGGGGCTGGCAGCGCAACCATGAACGCTGAATTTGCAATGACTGTCTACGGAACCCAGTATTTGCAGCTGATACGTTCCTGCGTTGTCCCGATTCATATCTCCGGGGAGGATTCTACCAATGTCCTGCCTTGACACGCTATACAAACAGACGATTACGCTCTTTAACCGCATTCCAGGCAAGAACGGAGAACCGACCGTATGGATTCCGACGATTATCGATGGCGTCCATTTGATCGTCACAAAGTCTTCTTCGTGGAATAGCCATGGCGGAAGTAAGTCGGATGATGTAAAGCTGAACATCCGTTACAAGCCGGACGGTAGTGATTCCCTTATCAGTTGCAGAACCTCTGCCGAAGATGAGACCATATGTCTCAAGAAATGGTACGAGCCGAAAGCATGGAGGAAAATGTCAGAGCCTCTGAATTGCTTGACATTTGCTTTCGACGAAAACGATGACTTCGATTTCTTCATAGAAGGCGTCTTTGAGGAATTCGGTTCGCCCATTTTTGACCAGAACTTTGAGAGAAGAGGCTTCTACAACTACATGAATGCAGAGTATGACAACGTGTTCGTGATTACATCCGTAAGCAAGCACAGCCTGATACCGCATTTTGAAATTACAGCGAGGTGATATGTGTGAGTTTCTTAGAACCGTCCTTTAAGGACATCACTATGGAGACGCAGTACATGAAAGCACATGTCAAGCTCTCTGTTTTTGGGTGGCGATTCAAACGTGCGCAGCAATGGCTTGACCGTGAAATCGTTAAGCGAATGACTCCGTTCGTTCCCAAGAAGACTGGTGCCTTTCTTGGCAAGCTCACCAACGAAAATGCTTCGAGGGCTGGGACTGGCCGGATTATCACCTCCGTCCCTCCGCAGGGTCGGAAGCTTTACACCGGCGTATCTGAGAGCGGTAAACCATACAACTGGACGAACCCAAGTACGCAGCCATACTGGGGCAAATACACAGTACAGACGTACAGGGGAGAGCTCAACAAAGGAGTAAAGCAGATTCTAATCGGGAGGGATGAAAATGGATAAAGAAAAGCAGTATCCGCTTGACACGGAGGGTGCCGATTACGTCACCGATGCTCTGATGAACACGATCAATAGTTACCCGGGACTTCTCAGCAATGAGAGGTTCCTTTTTTCTAGCACCAATCTGTCGGATGGCCTGAATGTGGCCGCCACATCCGGTGCGGTTATTATCGAGGAGCACGAGAGTATCACCGGGCATGTCTGGCAGATATGCTCTTATCCGTTCATGGTTATCATGCGAGCCTCCGGCCTTAATTCCGAAAGGAAGATTGAGGCCAAAGAATGGATGGACAAGCTTGCCGACTGGCTTATCCGAAAGGCTGTGACGATCGATGGTGTCACATACCAGATGAAGAAATGGCCAGAACTGTCTGGAGACAGAGAAATTCGGCGAATTGTTCGCAACACCCCGGCTTATCTTGCCGAAGTCACCCCCGATAAGGTGGAAAGCTGGGTTATGGATCTGACGATTCAATATCGCCAGGAATTCGACAGATGAGAAAGGAGTGTAAAACCATTGATTGAGAGAAAGTACCTGTTCCACTTCCTCGATGCGTCTTTCAATCGAATGACCGATGAGGATGGTACTCCGCCTACAGATACCAAGTATGTTCGTCTCGGAAAGCACCTTGAGCAGTACAGCGAGGAGCTGAATCCTCAGGTGAGCACTACCAACAATATTCTCGGCGAGCAGGTTACCATGTTCACCGGCTATCAGGTTTCCAGCACCGTCGAACCGTACTACGCTGACTATGGCGACCCGCTGTGGGAGAAGCTGATAGAGATCGCAAACGAGCGGATCACCGGAAACGGTGTTGAAACCACCCGGATTGACGGCCTCATGGATGCTGATGGGAATGTTCTGTGGGCCTACATCGAGACCTGCAAGGTCATTCCTACCTCCGTTGGCGGCGATACGTCCGGTGTTCAGATTCCGTTCCAGGTTCACAACAACGGCAACCGGCACAAAGTCAACTTTGACATGGCCACAAAGAAGGCAACAAAGTTCACTGAATGATGCCGTGGGGCAGCCATTCCGGCTGCCCCATTTTCAAACAAAGGGAAAATAACTGGAGGTAAAAGTTATGAGTGAAGACATGAAGAAGACGGTTCCTGCCACAACCGAAAATCTGGATACCATCGTCATCGATGATGGTGCCGTAAAAGTGGCAATTCAGAACCAGTTCGGTGAGCGTATTGGTACGTTCCGGTTTTATCCGACCGACGTCAATATTGTGAACCGATACAACAAGGTGTCCGATCAGTTTGAAACGATCCTTGCACCTCTGATTAACGCAAATATCAGCCCAGAGGGGGAAGGCGAGGATGCTTCCTCTGTCGAGATCCTGAATGAGGCTGGAGATAAGATGATTAGTCTGATGGATTACGTCCTCAATGCCAACTCCAGAGAGGCGTTTTTCAGTAAGACTCACATCTTCACACCGATGGGCGGGATGTTCTTCTGTGAGAAGGTCTACGACGCTATCGGTAAATACATTTCCAAGCGGTTTGATGCTGAGGTGAATCGTGTGAATGTCCGGATGAAGCAGCACATGCACGGCTACCGCACCGGTAAACACGCCAAGGGTAAGCAGTAATGTTCGGCCTACCTACGACACTCAGCGTCAACGGAAGAGATGAGCCTATCCGCTGGGAATACACAGCCGTGCTGGATATCATCGCCACGATGAATGACCCAAATCTCGATGACAGTGAGAAAGTCTATGTGAGTCTCTGGATCATGTATGAGAACTTCGAGGCGTTCCATGAAGATGACTATAAGCCTGCATTCGAAGCCATGTGCGAGTTTATGAACAACGGTGCGGAAGAAAAAGACACCGGAGGGATCAAGACCATAGACTTCGAGCAGGACTATAATCTGCTGATTCCCGCAATCAACCGTGTTGCCGGCAAAGAAATCCGTTCCGTTGATGGGATCCATTGGTGGACGTTCCTGGGCTGGTTTATGGAGATGGGTGAATGCACCTACAGTACTGTGCTTTCCATCCGCAGCAAGCGGAAGAACGGAAAAAAACTGGAAAAGTGGGAAGAAGAGTTCTTCAACGCCAATAAAGATTTGGTCATTATCCGGCGAAGGCTCAGCGAAGAAGAGATCGAAAGGGAGAAATGGCTTAACTCGCTGCTTGATTAACGACATGAAAGGGGGCTGACTGTGTGGATGATGTAATCACCCTTTTTGTAGACATGAACAAAAAGGGATTTGAGCGGGGATGCTCTGAGCTTAAAGGCGCAATTACTTCTCTGTCGAAGACTGCCGGTAAAATGGGTAGCTCCATAAAAAGCGCAATTCCTGCTATCTTAGGTGTAGGCTCCGCTTATCAGATTATTTCCAAAGCGGTCAGCACATTCATGTCTCAGAATCAGCAGCTTTCCCGCCAGATGACTGCGGTATGGACCGCCTTAGGAAACCTACTCGGGCCGATCATAACGCAAGTCGTTAGCTGGATAACAATGGCTGTTTCCTATTTGCTCTCCTTCCTGAAAGTGCTCGGCGTCACCGGCAAGACAGCATCTCAGCTATCGAAGCAAGCGAAACAGTCTGGTGCCGATTTGAAGAGGACGATTGCAAGCTTCGATGAGCTGAATGTGCTGCAAGAGAACCAAACGGCCTCGCTGCCAGATCTTGAGCTCCCAGATTGGGCAAAGGATCTGGCTGAGCTTTTTAAGTCAGGAAACTTCGGAGAAGCCGGCAGGCTGCTTGCCGCAAAGCTGAATCAGATGGTTGATGATATCGACTGGGACGGTATTGGAAGCAAGCTTGCCTACGGCTTCAAAGGAGCAATTGACTTCATCGGAAATGTTATCCGTGATTTTGATTTCCACAAACTCGGACAGAAGTTTGCAATCTTGGTAAACAAAATCCTGAACATCGATTCGTCAAGCGAGAATACCTGGAAGAACCTTGGCGAGATCCTTATGAGCAAGTTCACCATCCCATTTGATTTGCTAACAGGATTCCTGGAGGATATTGATTCGGCGGCACTGGCAAAAGCGATATCCGACACTCTGATCGGAGCCATCGAAGCTGCTTCAGATTCGATAGCCACCGCAGATTGGAAGAAGATTGCTGAAAACATCGGTAAGTTCTTTGAAAATATCGATTGGGAAGGCATTGCTGATGCCATATGGGAAGCTTTCACAGAATCCCTTTCCGCAGCATCCGATTTTTATGAGGGGCTCCCTGATTGGCTGCAAGACGTTGCCGTTGGTGTAGCAGCAATCGTTACTGCATCCAAAGGCATTGAGATTTTCAATAGTTTTGCTACATCCATAGAGGCTATTAAAAATCTGGATGCAGTCGGCCTCTTCGGCAAGCTCGGAGAGGTTATCGCAATTGTCACAAGCGGTGCTGGTAATCTGCACGAGGCGATTAACCTTGTGTTCGGCCCTGGTTCTGTAATTGCCGGAATTGCTGCTGTAGTTGCCGGCGCAATTATGGCATTCACGAATTTCTTTGACATGCTGAAGGATGGTTTTAGCTGGATGAAAGAGATTCTAATGGTTATAGGCGTTGCCATTGCAGCAGTCGGAGCCATTATTCTAGGGGTACCAGCTCTTGTTGCCGGAGTCATCGCCGCAATCGTAGCCGCAGTCGCAACTGCCGTTGTCCTGATAAAGGAACACTGGGAAGAAATCAAGCAGTGGTTTAGCGATGCCTGCAAAGCAATTGGTGATTTCTTCTCAAAGATGTGGAGTTCGATTACGGAAGCAGCGTCCAAGACCGGCGAAAATGTCCGTAATTTTATGTCGAAATGCATCGATAGCATCAAGGTCGCATGGACTAGCTTCAAGGGCTTTATGGCCACCTTGTGGGATGGAATCGTCGGCTTGGCAAAGAAGGCGGTCAACGGTGTAATCAGCGTCATAAATGGAATGATTCGGTCTGTGACAAACGGCATCAACTCACTGTTCCGTTTGCTCAGCTTCAGCATTGACCTTCCTGGAGGCGGAAGCATCGGGCTTAGCCTGCCGCAAGTGACAGCACCGCAAATCCCTTATCTCGCAAAGGGCGGCATCCTAAAGAAAGGCCAGGTTGGTCTTCTTGAGGGCGACGGAGCCGAGGCGGTTGTTCCGCTGGAAAAGAACACCGAGTGGATTTCCAAAATGGCCGATGCGTTCCTCGACAGCGTGAATAAGGGTAATCATAGCCTTACCGGAAACGCAAGCATTCTCAGTGCGTTGGATTCGATATCTGACAGAGTATCCTACCGCTCTCCCGCTATCGCACAAGGCACTATCGCCCCGTATAGCGTGGTTACTGCATCAGGCAATACAAACTCCAATGAAGACAACTCCGACGTTGTTGAGGCCATTATGGCTCTTATGGAGAAACTGGATGACATCCTGTATTTGCTCGACAACATCCAATTTGTTGCGGACTTTGGGGATAGCATCCGTGCTTTGGCTCGAAAGATATCAAAAGAGCAGAAAAAGGAAAGAATATCGGAGGGAAGATAATGCCGTATATGAAGATCAATGGCCGTGACATTACCCGGTACATCAAGATGGACGGCTTCAAGGAATCTGAAAACGACCTCGATTCTTCCAAGGCTGGACGTGCTCAGAATGCCCTTATGTATCGTGGCAAAATCGCTGAGAAGAAGAGGGCTGACATCACTTGTGTTCCAATTAAGAAAGAGGTTCTGGACTGGATCATCCCGTTGATCCGGAAACAGTATTTCACTTGTGAGACTGACCTGTTTGCCGGGAGCAGTAGATTGGCCCTTGAGATGTACAACTCTACTAGGAAATACGACGTTGCGGTCATAGATGTTTTTGGAGACGTTTGGTATACGAACGTCTCCTTCAATATTGTCGAGCGATAGAACACAGGTGATTTTTTATGCAGGAAACGAGTGATCTCCATGTTGAGCTGCTTGCCAGAGATCCGACAGTCGAGGCGACTATAGCAATCGGCGACCGTGGATTTCTTATCGACAGTGATGGAGAGAGAATCACATTTGGTGGTGATGCCATATATGCCGATTCCGGAGGAGCCGGTGCCGGATATGATGCGTCGATGATCTTCGACATATCCACGGAAAGTCAGGCTTTCCCGGACGACAGCCCTACAGTCGGTACGGCGCAGATCGGTACGATTGAGGTCAATATGCTCACACCCGCCGGAAAAATCCCGAAGGCTGCTAAGCTGTGCCCATACGCCAGACTGAAGGTTGACGACGAATGTGCTGAGTGGATACAGCAGGGTGTTTATTTCGTCGATGAGCGGACGAACACCGAGGACGACGGCATTAAGAAAATAAGCCTAACCGGATACGATGCTATGCGGTATGCCGAGAAGCCGTACCCTGACAGCTATATTGACTGGCCGGCACTTGATGTTGAGGTTGTCAAAGAGATTGCAAACGCAATCGGTGTCCAGGTGGATCAAAGAACGTTCGACACAATGAAGGACGGTTATAGGATTCCGCTTCCTACCAACTACTCCTGCCGGGAGACCCTTGGGCACATAGCTGCTTTGTATGTCGGTAATTTCGTGATTAGCAGCCTCGGTAAGCTACTGCTCGTCCCGTTGTTCAGCTATCCAAAAGAGACACGTTTCCTGGTGGATAGGGAGCGCAGATCGATAACGTTTGGAGGTGACAGAATCCTTGTTTAGTAAATCGCATGTCGGTGATAAGGTCATCGGCGATTTTTCATTTGAACAGGAGTTCGTGTACAGCAAAGTCGTTGTTGTGGTAGATGATGACACGCAGTATGTAGCCGGAACGGATACCGGCGAAACACTTACCGTTTCTCTTCCATTCGGTACGCAGGAAATTGCGGACAAGATGCTGGCGAAGATCGTCGGACAGCCATATCAGACCTATTCAGCTGACACGGCTGTCGTTGATCCCGCTGTCGAGATTGGTGACGCTGTTGAAATTGGAAAAATTTACGGTGGTGTCCACAAGCTATCCAGGAACTTCGATAGTCTGTACACTGCCAATATCAGTGCCCCCTATAAGAAGGAAATTGATCACGAATACACATATCAATCTCCGGAGACCAGGGAAATCGTTCGCCAGCGAAAGATAACCAAGGCATCTATCCAAATCCTGACTGAGCAGATAGAACTTGAAGTCTCCACAAGAAAGAATGCTGATGAAGTTCTGTCGGGATACATTAGGGTGAATGCCCAGAATATAGAAGCCCGTGTGTGCAAAGAAGGCGGAGATAGTTCCTCCTTCGGTTGGAAGTTGCTCGACGACAGCATGACCTGGTACGCCAATAACGATGAGATTGTACGGTTTGATAAAACCGGCGCATCGATCAAGGGGAAAATCACGGCACTGAGCGGCGAAATCGGCGGATTCACCATTGAGAGCGACTACCTGAGCTATGGAGATGCAACTTGGGACACCCCAACGTATAATGGCATATACATTGGTGTTAATGGCATTAAGCTCGGAAAAAAATTCAAAGTTGATAATAAAGGAAAATTGGAAGCCTCTAGCGGTAAGTTTACCGGAACGGTGTACGCAGGAAGTATTCAGTATGGCGGAGATGCCGGTACAATGAGTGGCTCTGGACTTACTGATGGAACAGTGTCTGGCGGATCGCAAGGAAAGATTAAAGCAGGATCTATCACAACAGACGATGTGAACTCCGGAATAAACACCAGCCTTGGGCATGGAGATTTGTCACACTCTATTCTGCATGAGGCGAAAGAAGGAGGAACTGTTTGGTGTGCTGCCATAAGAATTGACGGCAATCACGGTACAAAAGAATACTTTACGCCAATGAACATTAGCTACATGAATGCTAGCGGTAGCATAAGCTCAGTCCGTGTTTTAGGACACAGATAAGATAGGAGGATAACATGGATAAATTAGTTACAGCAACAGGGAAAGAGTTCGAGTGCGATTACTTCAATCCGTTTCTGCCTGACAAGCAATGTGGAATTCGAATTCTCAATGAATCAATCTCTAAGATTGCTTCTATTTTTTCGAATCCAGAAGAAACGATTCAGTTGCGGTGCGGTAGCCGCCAGGTAGATCGCTACACAAGGTTATCGGCGATTATCAATGAAGACGGTGCAATCCGGGTTGTTCTCGAAAAGGAGTGAAAAGTGGAAGATATTATCAAATTGCTCCAGCATGTATACAGAGGTATGGACAGAATCTCGGTCTGCGGCCTGGAAAACCAGGACATGCTTCTGAGCTGCGCAAAAGGTGTTCGCAGTGCCATTACTGGCCTGAAGGCGATTCTGGAAGCGCAGGAGAATGCAAAGGCAGAAGTTCCGGATGCAGAAGAACCAGAGGAAAAAGAAGATGGAAATGTTTGTTGAAGACTGCTGCGGCAAGCATCCGATCTCTCACGTCATTTGGCGTGAGAGAATTTTATTTGGCCTGGAATGCCCTGTATGCGGGCGGAGGATTGTGAACGGTCTGGTACCGGGCAGCAGTGGGAAGCCTTGCCCTCTCCAGCGGTGGCAAATTGAACAGTGGAACAAAGGAGTGATAAGAATTGGGTGACAGAGCAATATCTGAGCTGACCCCTGCCGAGAATGTCGGCCCTTACGATCTGTTTGTACTGGAGCAGGATAAAGCCGCAAAGAAGCTCACAGGCCAGGTGCTCGAAAAATGGCTAACTTCCTTTGCGGATGGCCACGGCGGAATACAGTCGTGGGAAAAAGTCAGCACCGAGGGACTGGTAGATACTTATCGATTCACCATGGCCGACGGCGAGCACATGGATATCGACGTGACGAATGGCCGCAGTATCACCAGCTTTGCTAAAGAGAAGTCTGCTAGGCTGGTTGACACTTGGCGGATGTCTTTCAACGACAATACGCATGTGGATATTCCGGTTACAAACGGACGTGGCATTGTAAAAATCGAAGACACAGGGGCAACCGGAACAGTCGTGAGCGGCATCACACATAATTACAAAGTCACCTATAATGATGGATCCACCGAGAACTACTCGATTAAGGACGGAATCAAAGGAGACAAGGGCGACAATTCCTACACATGGATTAAGTTTGCCAGCGCAGATCCGGTGAAGGATCATAGCAGTTTTGGCGATGATCCGAATGATTGGATTGGTTTTGCTACCGGAAACAAAGAAACTGCCCCCACTGAAGTCGGGGACTACAAGTGGTACAAGATCAAGGGCGACAAAGGTGACAAAGGAGACCCGTCGTTACTGACTTTCAGTAGCGTCACCTACCAGGTATCGGACAGCGGTTCTGTTAGGCCTTCGTCCTGGGTTACCTACATTCCGACAGTACGCCCCGGAGAATATCTGTGGACAAGGATTGAGCATAATTTCAATTCAGGAAGTCCTGTTATAGCCTATTCCGTCAGCCGGTTCGGTATCGATGGCACCGGTGCAGTTAGTGCCGTTAATACAGTGCCGCCTGATAGCGGCGGGAACGTGACGTTGACATCCGAAAGAATCAAGAGAACTGGTGACAACCAAGGTCAAACAGTGGAAGAAGCACTGAACCAGAAGCAAGACTGCATTCAGGCCACTGGAATGCTGAAAGGCAATGGGGACGGTGATGTCAGAATGGCCGAAGCCGGAATCGACTACCAGGAACCACTCGTTGCCGGCAAGGATTACCAGACACCATCAAAAAGTCTGCAAGTTACTCTTCCTGTCTCTGCATGGGACAGCAGTACGCAAAAGGTTACTGTGCAAGCTACCGGCGTAACTACCAGCAATAACGTATTTGTATCTCCTGCTGAAGAATCCTACACAGGGTATACGGAGGCGCAGGTCAGGTGTTGCAAACAAGAATCCGGTAAACTGCAATTTGCGTGTGCCAGCATTCCTGAATCCAATCTGTCCGTCAACGTCTTCATTATCCAATAAAGAAGGAGGGGGCTCCAATGCGGAGAGGTTCGACATCAGTAATTACGCTTACTGTACCAGATTGCCTCGACCTGACTGCGTACAAGACTGTTTATATCACCTTTGCGCAGGGTACTAAGCGGATTACCAAAAAGAGCGGGGATCCGGGCGTAACGTTAGAGCCGAGAAAGGCCATCGTGCAGCTGACTCAGGAGGATACGCTCAAGTTCGTGACCGGCCCTGTAGAAGTGCAGCTTCGTTATATCACGCAGGATGGCCGTGTGGAAGCTACAGAGATTGCGAAGACCTACAACAGAAATGTCCTCCTGGAGGAGGTGCTGCTATGAGCTGCCTCTGCAATATGTCCGGCGTTGTCCAGCTGACCATTTCCCAGGAAACACCAATCTCACTGACCGTCGTTGATGGCGGTGCGATTGGCCCTGAATATGAGCACTATGCTGGTGCATACGAGGTGATTCCTTCCGACGAGAAAACGACCCTTCCAACAGCGCACAAGGTTGCAGACTCGGATATCACCATTCACCCGATCCCGTTTTTTGAAGTAAGCAACACCGCCGGTGGAAACACGATTTACATCGGCGGTGAAATTGAAAGGAGTTAAAACATGGCTAACAGTAAAATCATCTTTGGCGGCGAGGTGCTCATCGACCTGACCGCCGACACCGTAGCCGCCGACAAGCTGCTTAAGGGCATTACCGCCCACGGTGCAAATGGTGAAGCAGTGGTTGGCACTTGTACCTACGATGCCAACACCCAGGACGCAACGGCGGCAGCCGCCGAAATTCTGTCCGGCAAGACCGCCTACAACAAGGGCAAGAAAGTCACCGGTACCATGAAGAACAACGGTGCCGCAACGGGCACTATTTCTGAAAAGGCCGGGCAGTACACCATTCCCCAGGGCTACCACGACGGTTCCGGCAAGGTATCCATTGACAAGGCCGAGCAGGACAAGCTAATTCCCGGCAACATCCGGGAGGGCGTGACCGTACTGGGCGTGGAGGGCACGATGAGCGGCACCGAGGGCGCAAAGCCTCAGGCCAAGGTCGTGACCCCCACCAAAGCCCAGCAGGTGATTCTGCCTGACGAGGATTACAATTACCTGAGCCAGGTCACAGTGAACGCTATCCCCTATGTGGAGAGCGAGAATTCTGCCGGAGGTACCACCGTTACCATCGGCTAAGGGGGTGATACGCCATGGGCGTAAACAAGGTCGTTTACGGGGGCAAAACCCTGGTAGACATGACAGATGCCACAGCTACACCTGAAACGGTACTGGAAGGCTACACCGCCTATGGCGCAAATGGCACCCGGATTGTAGGCACGGCTTCGGCCACAAAGCGGCGGGAGGTGACTATCTCCCTGCCGCTGGCCGGGTGGGTAGACGGTGAGCAGACAGTGAACGTCCCCGGCATGACGGCGGATGCCACGGTTATCATAGGCGGCGACCCGGGAAGTGACTAGAACGAGTTTGAGGTTTACTGTTCCGGGCAAGGAAACGGAACCCTGACATTCGTTGCCTCATATCTGCCGAATGGTGACCTTACCGCCAATGCGGTGATTCTGACATAGGAGGTAAACACATCATGATATTCAATGTAACAGGCGGGGGTGGCGGAACCGGCTGTACCCTGACCATTACCGCCCCTGTGGGGGCTACCGTGACGGTGAGCAAGGATGGCAAATCCAAGCCGTCCAAAGTGGCTACAACCGGCGCAGTGGTGTTCAAGGGGTTGGAAACCGGCACCTGGACCGTCACCATCACCAACGGCACGGACACGGCAACAAAAACTGTGGAAATCAAGGCGGACTACGAGACGCAGATTGTCTTTTTCTCGGCCACCATCAACATTACCTACCCTGCTGGCCTTGCGTGTACGGTCACGCATGGCAGCACCACCCTGAATGCCCCCGACACCAGCGGCACATGGGACTGCGTTGTGACGGAGGCGGGCGAATGGACGGTGAAGCTGAGCACCGGCTTTGCGGAGAAGGTGACGGTTGGAGCCAGCGGCGAGAGCCATACGGTGAACAAGTGGTATGTGTACAAGGATGGAGATCAGTATACAGACCTAACCGGGGGATGGGTTAAACAATCAGGAACCGCAAGTATTACCTTTGGAGATAATATGATAACGATTGACTCCAAAACCTCTACAAATCAGCCTAAAGGAAAGGTTCATACCACCAATTCCCTTAACCTTTCTGGATTTACCAGTCTAAAGGCCAATATAACCATCAAACAGTATAATACTACAGTTAGTTCCGCTAGTGCTGGAGTACATAACTCCAGTGGAAAGGATTTGGCCAGTACCTCCACAAAAAGTGATGCAATTGTATCAGTTGATATCAGTAGCATAGAGTCGTTATCTGAGATTCATCCGTTCTTCTATGAAAATGCGGCTAAGGCTAATTTGTTACAAATGTGGCTGGAGGTGTGACCATGACTATCTACATTGACGCCGATTACAAGTGCCACACCGCCCCTGGGGATGGCCTGACAGCAGTTGAGACGGGTGTATTTGACGGGATGTGTGCCGTCTATATCCAGGGATACCGCTTTGTGCCTGCTGGACAGACCTGGACACGACCGGACGGCGTAACTTTCCAGGGCGAAATGGTATCACCCTGGAAGCCCTGGGGGGAGCTGGATAGTGCCCAGAGGGCCTATGAGCTGGAACAACTGGAGAGCCTGACCGCACAGAATGCCGAGCTGCTGGACGCTATGGCAGCTATGGTAGAGGATGTCTACAATCAAGACGTATCGGAAATTGGAGGGGAGTAACGGTATGTTTGCCGTATCCATAAATATTTTTAATTGGAGGAAATTTGTTATGTACAAAAGCATGAAAATCCTGATTACCCGGCATTTTTACAAGACTGGTGAAGCCGCTCAGAAGAAACTCGATGTATTCTATGCGGTGAATCGTCTAACTGATGACGAGTATACCGAGCTGACGGCTCTGGTGGAAACCGTGTATGCGGATGAGAGCGCTGGCTAAGTTACTGTGGATGATGGTACTGACCCCGCCCCTGCTGGTGGGGCTGTCCATCGGATTTATTTTTCTGGAGTTGGACAGATCAGAAAAATGAAATCGATGATGATTGAGCAGTAGTAACTTGTCCAATGGACTGTCCTATGGACAGTCCATTGGACAATCCGACCGACAGTCCTGTTGACGTTTTGCGTTCTGCCAATAAGACTGTCCTAAATTTTGTCCCAGTTTATCCCAAATATAGGGTTTGTCAAGCCATTTTGAACCAGCTTTCACGGAAATAAACGTGCGGATGTTATCCCTCAAAAACCTGCTGAAATCAAGGATTTTTGAAATAATATTTCCGGAAATCCGCAATTATGGCACCATTTTATCGTGTCCTAAGAACTGTCCTGCGGACTGTCCTAAGGACAGTCCGTTGGACAATCCACCGGACTGTCCACGCTATAACCGTAACCGTAACCGTAACCTATATTATATAATAGTATATATGTTCATTTTGACGTGTTTGTCTGAATTTCTCAAGCGTCAAAGTGAGACGCTTGAGGTGATGAAGAGGTGACACTACAGCAACTCACCGAGACGATCAACAAGAATCTTGGGTATATCATTGTTGCACTCATGTCTATTGTCGAAGTCTCAAAAATCAAGATCAATCCGTGGACTGCGCTATTCAAGTGGATCGGCGATCTTATGATGTCTGGTGTCAAAAGCGACATCAAGAGGGTAGACAAGGAAATCGAAAGTATGAAGCATGAGCTTGGGTCCATGAAATATACCAGCGAACAGAATGAGGCAAAGATGGCCAGGATAAGGATCCTGCACTGCTCTGACGAGGTGTATCGTGGAGACCTGCACAGTCAGGAATACTTCGATAATGTTTTGGATGACATAAAAGTCTACCAGGATTATTGCCGAGATCACCAAGAGTTCAAAAACGAAAAAGCTGTAATTGCCATCAGAAGAATTGAGGAGGTCTACGAGCGATGCTTGCGAGACCACTCGTTCTTGTGATGGCATTCAGAATTTAAGAAAGGAACAAATCGATATGAATATGACACAGGAAATCATTGAAATCATCCCCTACGTTATGAAGATCGTCTTCTGGGCGATTGGCATTCTGCTCATTCGGTACATCTGGCCCATGGTCAAGCCGATGATGCAGTATAAGATCATCCAGCTGCTGGTAAACGCAGCGGAGAAGCGAGCTGAGACTGGGGCTATCGACAAAGAGCAGAAGAAGCAGTTCGTTATCCACATTATGGAGCTGGTGAAGATTCCCGTAAATGAATTTACTATGGCAATGCTGGAATCCGCTGTTAAGGAGCTCGATCTGCTGGAGAAAAAGGTTCTGGATTATATTAAGGCCGATACCAGGCTTGAGGAACCCACCGAATGCGATGAATCTGTTCCTGCGATTAACGCCCCTGATAATGTGCCAGAAGGGGGCTGCGAAGATGCGCCGGAAAAGGAAACGGCTGACCCGTGCTAAATTTTCAAAAATAATCATTGTATCCGTATTGGCGGCGGTGGCTTCGTTCACCGTCGCCATGATTTTTGTCTATACAAAGTATGGGGGGATTCCGGACACGCTGGTGGTCTCCTTTTTCAGCTTCGCTGGAGGAGAGGCCGGCGTTCTTGGCCTCATAAAGTGCAACGACGAAAAGCAAAAGACAAAGACAGCTGATTCTGAAAATGATGAAGCTGTCGGTTAGGAGGCAAATATGGCTGTCGTGACATACAAGAAAAGCGACCATATTCAGCTGAGTGCAAATTTCAATAGCTATGAATTCCACTGCGGGCTTGGAAAGCCATGCTCTTGTACCACAACGCTCATTGACACAAAGCTGGTCGAAATCCTTCAGAAGGTACGAAACAACTGGCCTGGACACAAAGTAACGATTACAAGCGGGTATCGATGCCCGTCCTACAACCAATCAATCGGAGGGGCTGTCGGATCGTATCACAGTCTAGGAATGGCTGCGGATATTGTTGTTTCCGGGATTGCTCCAAGAGAGGTTGCAAAATATCTCGAAAGTATCGGCGCACTTGGCATCGGTTTGTACGAGACGCAGAGTGACGGTTACTTCGTACATGTCGATACAAGGACGTACAAATCCTACTGGTACGGCAAGAAACAGGTTTCAAGAACCACCTTCGGTAGAATAGCGTCGTCCGGCAGCAGCTCAAGTTCTACTTCGAATAGCTCTGGCTCTAGTGCTGGTTCCGAGAATTCCAGCTGCACGACCTACACCGTAAAGAGCGGCGACACATTGGCGACAATTGCCGCAAAATACACCGGCATGACCTACAAGAAGATTGCGGATGCGAACGGTATAAAGTCCCCCTACACAATCTATGTCGGACAAACGCTGAAGATTCCTGTAGTATCCAGCACCAGCTCTGCAACAGGTACCACGACCGTAAAATCCGGCGAGTATTCCACCGCCAACTATGATAGTGCTTCCGACTTCCTTTGGAGGTTCCTGATGGAGCAGATCGGGAACGCCTACGGCGTTGCCGGCCTGATGGGTAATCTGGATGCTGAGAGCGGCCTTATTCCGGCTGTCCTCGAAATTGCGAAGCGAAGCAAACTGGGGTACACCAGCAAAACCTACACTGAGGCCGTCGATAACGGAAGCTACAAGAACTTCTCTGATGACCTGTCCGGGTATGGGCTTGCGCAATGGACGGACAGCACCAGAAAGAAGAACTTGCTCGCCTTTGCACAGAAGAAGTCCGCTTCCATCGGCAACAAGAAGATGCAGGCTGAGTTCCTGATGCAGGAACTTAGCGGAAGCTTCTCAGTAGTCCTGAACGCCCTAAAAAAGGCTACCAGCGTTAGAGAGGCATCCAATACTGTGCTTATGCGTTTCGAGTGTCCTGCTGACCAGAGCACGATCGTACAGGACAAACGAGCGGCATACGGAGAGGCCTACTACAAGAAGTACGCATCTGGAAGCACGGAAACAGTGAAATATAAATGCGTTGTGACTGCAACGCTTCTGAATATCAGAAAAGGCCCCGGTACAAGCTACGGCATTCAGAAACAGGTTCCGAAAGGATACTCCTGCACGGTCGTGGCTGAGAAAAATGGCTGGGGTCTGCTTGATGGAGGCGGCTGGGTCTGCCTCCAGTATGTGGAGAAGGCGTAAAGATTGGGCGGGCCGAATACATTGCTCGGACTGCTTTCCAGGAGCGTAGAATGCTCAGATTCCTGACAAATTTCTAGCCCATATAAAATCTCATCGAAAGGTAAAAAGGCAAAAATGGCCAGACCATGCCCTCCGTAAGACAAACCTGTAAGAACATCTTACGGGTGCAGCAATTTCCAATACGAAAGTACCGGGACTTACCTCCTCCCGATACCCCCGACATTCTTGGCTTTCCCTTTAGCCGATAGAGAATGTCGGCATACAGTGCCCTAGTTCTGGATTATCTCCGGAGCTAGGGCCTTTTTTTATTGCCTTTATGGCAGCTTAGATATGCTGTAGCAATGGCAATTTTGCTTTATATTTGGCAAAAATGAAGCCTGAATTTCAGCAAATCAGCACTACAGCGGATGAATTTAAGGCATCACTGGGGGCTATGAATCCAATATGAAATTTATTTAAGAAAATAAGGATTATGAAAAATATTTTCAAAAATCATCAAATTTTAACTTGACTTTACTGATAGGTATGCTACGATATCGTTACAAAAAACATTACCAATCGGTAAAACAAGGAGGAATTTCGGTGATTACTATCAGAAATGGAAAAGCAATGCTCAGGGTGTACCCTGAATGCAAGTACCAGTACACCGGCGAAGCCAGCGAGGCCCTGGAATTGGATGGCGTGAATGGATTTGACATCATCAACGGGAAGGAGGGCAAGGAAATCGGGGCTGAAATGATCTGCAACGTCGGCTCTGAGGATCCATACAACGAGTACCTTCGGATTTACTTCGAGAACGGCGAAATTGCCACTTACCGCAATTCGTTCGTTGACTTGTTTCCGTACTAAAGGAGGAAATCAAAATGGAGGTCAATCAAAAGGAAAAGTACAGTCTCGTAACCCTTGTTTTCTTGGCGCAGTCCTGTGATAGGGAAAGAAGCCAAGCTGCTCTGAAAGAAATAGAACGGCGTGGCTACAGCTATGAGGAACTGCATGAGCAGTTCAACGACTAACGGAGGTACAGATATGGCTGTGTTGTGTAGAATTTACGGAAAAACGGAACCTGAGTATGTTGGTTGCGTTCTTGACACCTATGAGCACAACGGCCCATGGGACTCTGACTGGTACGCCATTTGCTGGGATGATGAAAGGCAAAAGGTCGTCCACATTGAGTACGATACCACTCGGGCAGGGGGTGGCGGATACGCTGATGTCGATGCCACACATGAAACGCTGCTAAAGGTGTACAGGCACTACAAGAAGGAGGCTGCAAGTTTATTTGATGAAGTAGAAAACCAGCAACAGGCAAAAAAGGTGATGAAGGGAGATGCTGTATTGGTTATCCGTGGGCGCAAGGTCAAGAAGGGTACCAAAGGAAATGTGTTCTGGGTTGGCAATACATTCAATTACTACTCAGGGAGAACAGAGAAGAGAGTTGGCATTGAAGTCGGAGGTGAACGCCTGTTCCTACCGCTGGAGTATGTTGAGGTCATTGGCTGGGAGAACCGGTTGATTACAGGCAAGGAAAGAAAGGAGCATATCCGCAACATTGCCATCAATCAGTTACCTGCTCGTTACCGTTCGATGTTTGAGAATCGCAAATATAACGCCGACTGGAAAAACTTCCGACTATCCGCAAAAACTGCTTGATATAGACGGCTGGTAGAATTCTGAATATTTAGGAGGGATGATTTAAGATGGCGACAAAAAATGAGCCCATGGGCTGGGATGAAATTCAAGCTGAATTCGAGGAGATGCAGCGGATGAGTTGTACTCCGATTGGCTTAACAAAGCTTCGACCCGACTTCGTAAAAGATGAAGAGAAGTCGGTCAAGTGGAATCGGGAATATGTTGAGCGGGAAAATAAAAAGTACCACGACGAAGTTGCGAGGCTCAACACCAGAAAAAACAAGGCCAGAGATGCGGTCACGGAACATATTTACAAACGGATTCAGTTCGAAGTTGGGCACCAGATTTCGATGAAGAAGGCGGCAGCCATTTACAATATGGCTTACGATCTTGGACACCCGAGCGGCTTTTACGCCGTTCGTGGCTATCTTGAAGAACTCATCGAGCTTGCTAATTATCTGCTTGACTGAGTTTGAATGAAAGGGGATAAACAGATGGAAGTCACCAAAGAAATGATGAAAGCGGAGGCTATCAAACGCATGAACATGCTGAGGCTCCACAGAAACGCAATCGAAGAGTTCGAGACGGAAGACAAGCTGAACCTGTCTCTCGGAGGGTTCCTGTACTGGCTTGATGATGCTCAAAAGAAGATGATCGCCGGCTTCGAGAAAAGAAACAATTGCATGGCCTACCACTGCATCGAGAGCAATACGGAATTTGGAAAATTGCTCTCAGTTTTGTATGTTTCCAACCATCCGGAAGAATGGAGCTTTGATATTGAGGATCTGAAGGAGGGATACCCTATGGCATACGTTTTCAATCTGGATGATGACTGCCTTAGTGAGTTCGGAAGTATCGGTGTAGTGAACAGATTCGGCGGGCTTGTGAGAACGGAGTGAGTAAAACGATGATGTATGTTATCAAGATCACAACAAATAAAACGGTATTTGTCGAGGCTGACACCGAAGAGAGTGCAAAACTCATCGCCTGCTTAAGAGCGGCAGATGAAGAAAATGACAATGAAGAAGTAGTTGTGATCGACCGATATGAAGATGATTGGAGCGTATCTGTATGAAAGTAGAAAAGAGAACTGTAAAGCGAGATGTGTTCATTGCCACCGACGGAACAGAATTCAATACCAAGCTGGAATGCTGTAAATACGAGAAAAATCTTCAACGGGCGGAATGCGAAAAAATTGTCGCAAAAATGCCTACCATGCCAGATACATTCCCGGGAGGTGACGATTTTGATACACGTCAATTCTACTTTGTGAGGAATGGTTTTGAGATGGATGCGCTGACTAGATTCCTGTTCTGTGACGATGCAGCAGCAAATGAGTTCGTCCCTGAAAAGTATCCTACCTGGGTTTTGTGCATATTGGACGATGCTGGATATGGCGGGATTGACGATGCGGATGGCTATTTATCTGAGATCGAGAGCTACGTTGCTGGCACAAAGGAAAGGCTGCACAATCTTACGCCGCTTGAGTATAGACTCGACACGTTTAAGAAGATTGAATAGATTTGGGACATGGCCTGAGCGAAAACCTACTCTACTTTGTTTGGAGGATTTCAAATGCCTAAGCTAGGACATATTGCTGACATCAATCCAGAAGCGGATTACGGGAGAAGGTGCAACCCGGATGGATCGTGCTCCGGGTGCGGCGAGTGTTGCAATGACTTCCTTCCGCTATCCAAAGACGAGCTGAAGCGGATAAAAGCCTATGCGAAAAAGAACGGGTTGAAACCGCACTGGAACTCTGTTGCGCTGCTGACAGGGGCGAGTGATTTTACCTGCCCATTCCGTGACAATCAGAAAAGGCGGTGTGATATCTACGACATCCGACCAGAGATTTGCCGGAGTTTCATCTGCACCAAGAGCTTTGATGACGCCCAGAACGACAGAAAACTTCTTGAGAGGAGCAGAAACATTTGTTCAGTGCGGTATGAAGTTTTCGGTGAATGCGGCAACTTGGAGGTACTTGGCTACTGTGTGCAAATGATTGCGAATATTGTTGCCGGAAATAGTGTTGCAAAGCGGTGACGCTTGTTCGACCCTTGTAGAACTTACAGCAGAAGGAAGTGAAGTTTGATGTTTACTGTGGTGGATAAAGAAACCGGTCAAAGAGTCACGGTGTACGGAATGGATGGCCCGTGGTTTTTGGTCTACGATGACGTGAATTGCGAATGGATATACCGCCTAATCGAGGAGTTTATCCCTGATTCTGAAACGAGAAAGGAAGAAACGCATGAAGAGAGTGAAACCTAAACAGAAGAAGCTCCCAACCGGCAAGTTCTGTGACCCAGGCTTTTGCAATTTTTGCACATATATCGGAGAAGGTGACTTCATATGCGACAAGTACAACGAGATCGTCGTCAGTGATTGGGAGCCTACAGAGGACTTCTTGATGTGCACAAACAAGCACACCGCACAAAAAGCTTAAAGGAGGGCACCAAATGAAGACTAAACGGGAGGAGTTCCCGACTGACAATTTCTGCGAGCCAGGTGCTTGCAAGAACTGCATGTATCACAGAGAAGGCGAGACCCTGTGCTTCAAATACAAGCAGGAGCCTAAGGATAATTTTTTGATGCGTATCAAAAAGTTTTTTGGCATCAAAAATCCTGAAAAGTCATCTGACCCATGGCGCTCCAAGACAACGGATAATGCTGAACCTAAGGCAACTGATGGCACGGTGCTAATCCCTATCAGAAGCAGCACATATTTCAAAATGGAATTCAAGGATGATGAGTCATTTGGTGAAGTGACTTACGGAGGTGAGACTATCCGTGGTTACATCGGGATGATTGAGGCCAGTAATGTGAATGGAAAGCTAATTCGTAAATTCACGGTTATTGAAATGCCGTAGGAGGAAACAGATGATGGATGATGTAATAGTAAGATGCATCATGGAAGGTAGAAGCGTGGAGGAGTGCGCCAAAGAGAGATGCGTAATCCGAAATATGTGTCTTATTCAAAATGTGATTGAACAAAACCGTTTTGAGGTGAGAAGGACAAATCTGCAAGAACTCGAAGCCGGCAGCCCGGAAGTGAAGAAAAAGATGCTGACGAAGTTCTTCACGAATTGGGCTGAAATCGGTGACAGCTATATTTACGATCTCACCAGAGTGAAGCGAGGCATGTCTATTGGAACGGTAGGACTCGCCGATTTCGTTGAGTGGGACGAGAAAAGAATCGAGCAGCTTGTCGATGAGTTGGTTGACTGGATGATGCAAAGTGAGGAAACGAATGAAGAAATGCGTATTGATTTCAGTGCCCCCTGATGCCCTAAACCTGATCTTTTACGGTGAAAGAACCATGTTGGTTCGGAAAACTCGTCCGGCGTTAGATACTCCGTTCAAGTGTTATGTATACTGCCAGAAGAGAAATCGTCCCTGGGCTAAAGCTGGTGTTCCAGGTATCCGTTTTGACGGAAAAGTGGTTGCGGAATTTGTGTGTGATGACATCATTGAGGACAGAAAAGGCGAGAACTGTGGTGTCCTATGCAAACAGGGCGGTATGCTGTTCACACAAATTAAAGCATATGGAGGGAACGACGTTTTATACGGCTGGCACATCTCTGATCTTCAAATTTTCGACATGCCGATGCAGCTCGAAAACTTCAAACCATGGCTGCAAGTGTGTGAGTACAGTGACCTTGGACTGGCTATTCCAAAGTGCGAGATGTGCCACGGATGTAAAATCGAAAAGCCGCCACATGGGTGGCGTTATGTCAAAGGGAAGTGAGGCGTTACCAAATGGAACAAGAATCAGTAAAGCTGGAGAGAGCAACCGAAGCTGGAACACATGACGAGAATGGTTTGTTTGGACACCAGGAGAGGGTGCTTAGATACTGGAAGGGGTTGCTTGGCCTACAGGATTGGGTAATAAAGCTCGATATAAACTGCCGTTCGCAAGAAATGCTTCTTCCCGATTGTGTAGGAGCTACCGAATGGAAGGAATGCATCAAGAGCGCACGGATTACGATCCTGAACCCTGATGAATATGGGGAAAGAATCATACCGTTTGACATGGAGAAAACGTTAGTACATGAATTGCTGCACCTGAAGTTCTGTCTCCTTGGAGAAAGCGGCAACGACTTCCAGGACAGATATGTTCATCAATTGATTGATGACATGGCAAGAGCACTTGTCACAGCAAGGCGAGATACCGTAGAGGAGGACGACACATGAAGACAAAGATTCTCAAGATCAAAGGTGATTGGCAGGAAGTGGTGAATGACTGCCGTGCGACCGTCGGGAAAGAGGCTATCGGTAAGAAGCCTTCCCATGAATGGAAGAAGAAAATCCTGATTTCCGAGCACAGTCCAATCCGAGATATCGTCGTAAAGCTCAAGTGGAGCGGTATCCCGTACTGGGTTGCAATGCACTGGAAAACGCACAAGTGGGAAAGCCGGACGATTTCTCAGCGGAATGACCGCCAAGAAAAGTACGACCGGAACAAGGCTCCACAGGATACACCGGTAGATTTTATCGGGGAACCGAATGTGCAGCATTTGATCGATACCATGCGGAAGCGGCTTTGCTTTCAAGCCTCTCCGGAAACCAGGGGATACGCAGAGGATCTAAAGCTGGCTATCCACGAAGTGCAACCGGAAATTGCGGATGTCCTGATCCCCAATTGCGTCTACCGTGCTGGTTGCCCGGAGCTTTTGCAACAAGGCGAGAAGTGTGTCTTCTATGAGACAATGTGCAACAAACACCCAGACTTTGCCAGTACGGATATTCAAAGGAGATATGAGGCCTACAACCATTACTTCTACAGCCGGTATGCGAAAGGCCGCCAAGACACGAAAGGAGAGGAAACGGATGAACCAAAGGAAGCTTGTAAAGTGTAGTATCTGTAACAACCTCAAGTCTGACTGGTGTGAAAAGGTTAAAGATTCTCCGGATAAATATTGCGACCGGAACTGCGAATACTTTTCGCTGAAGACGCATGGAGATAAGCTTCGTGAGACAGAAGATGACAAACTCGCCGAACTCTTCGCACGTTTTTGCGCTGGCCAGCAGGGATGCTCTTCTTGCCCGATGTATCGATCTGGATGCCCTGGCAATCCCGACATATACGGATGGCTCGAGTGGATGCAGTCGCCTGCCATTGAGTGCAAAGGCTTGTCTCTGGAGGATTCCTTCCGCCTTTTAGAGATGGAATACAGGAATGCCGTCAAAAATCCGATCGTAAGAAATCCGCTTGCATATGCGCTATATCACGTTTGGAGGAAAGCAGATGGTCAGTGAAGTTGGTCAACTGCTGCTTGAAGCAGCAAGAAGAGGGTACACCGTTGAAATACTCCCAGACCTAACATCAGAAGGATTGGAGGGACTGACGTTTCTAGTCAGTGATTTATCTGGAAGAAGACGTGTAATGCGTGGTGTCAGTTTATCAGAGTTTCGCAGCAGCTGCTATGATCCTGTATGCTACACAATCGGAGCCCTGACTTCGCTTATGAACGTCAGGACAAAGAAAGAAGGAGATTACTATGAATTTCGTTAAAATACATGTAAAAGGGAAACCCGTCCTTTTGAATCTCTATGCGGTTATGTGGATCATACAGGCGCAAGACGGGAGAGCGGATTTCATTATCGATGGCCATCATAACATCGTGGATGAGAGCTACGAGCAAGTCAAGTCAATGATTTGCCACCATGATACAGCTCTTCCTGGAGAAAGTGAGGTTCAAAAATGAAAAGAGCAGCGATTTTAACAACGGTTCTTCTGTTTGCCGCAGTTTTATCCGGCTGCAATAAGCAGATGATCGATACAACTTATCGGTTTGACTACGCATACATCGTTCTACCGAATGGCGAATGCGTAGAGGGCCAGGTAGACAGATGGAAGGACTACGACGATGGAGATCAAATTCAGGTGACTATTGATGGGACTACCTACTTAACAGATACCACAAGGGTGACGTTGATTCGAAAAGGAGGATGAGAATCAAATGAATCGGCATAATTTCAACCCAGCAGCCAGTTTGGCGGCACTCGTGCTTCTGATAATCGTATTTGCGCTCATGTTTACCGGGAGCCACGTTGATGCAAAAGAACCGGAACGGTTCACCACGGAGTCAGCCGGTTATGACTTCCAGATCATAACCGATACGGACACCGGAGCGCAGTACTTATTTTACCGCCCAGCTCTGAATATTGGCTTTGGCTGCCTAGTAAAACTGGAGGAATGACAGGGACTTACACAATGATTAAGGTCGCAAAGAAGCCTGCGAAACAGCACGACAAAAGAAATACTGTGCAGAAGCTTTTCGGATTTTGCCCAGCATGTGGGAGGTGGTTCCACCGCATTGAAACTTACCGTCAACACACAAACTATGTAGACGATGAGCTTAACTTCTTCACGGGGTGCAAATTATGCAGTGAAGAAAACGATCTATATTGGGAAGCAATGTGGGATGCAGCTCGATGAAATTGGAGGGATAAAAATGGAGGAAAGAAATCTTGTAGCCGTCAGCATCAAGCATACGATTTATGGTTGGAAATTTGGAATGCCATGCTGGCTGTGGGGATGTCGGACAAAAGATGAAGAGGAACGGTCGTTTGCCGGCTACACACAGTTTCCAAATAATGCAGAGGCCTATTCTCTGGAGGAAAGGCAGAAAAGCGGCTATGGAGCCGGTGACGTGTGCAAAGTAGATGAGCCGGTGCAGATGTGTATTGACTTCTGCAAGAAATACAAAATGTACGACACTGTGCTTGTTCCGCTGGAGCAGTACATCAAGTACTGTGAATGTGCCAACTTGCCGCTGGATAAGCCGAAAGGAGGCTGATTATGGCACGTTATGTTGAGCATCGATGGAGCGAAAATGCTCATGAGGGAAGTGGATTAGGTATGGACTGCTTCAATTACCTGTGCCCATTCAGAATGAATGAAAGCAGTAATCCAAATCAGTGCGGATGTATTACCTGCCAAAGAAGGGAAACAGGCGACTACATTATCATGAGCAATCAGACCCTGTCACAGGATGAACTTAAGAGCATATGCAGAAGAAAGGAGCACAATGCAAATGATAACGATTGACCGAGCAATTGAAATCCTTGACCCGGAACACCGGGAGAACTACGACGGCATGGACGATGAAACAGTCCCAATCTGGGCAAAAGTCCTTGCCATCGAAAAAATTGCATCCTTTGAAACGCTGAATAGCATTACAAAAGATGAATTGAAACACGCTATTCAATGGCTTTTTGAACATTATGACTTTGATATAGGAGGGTGAGAAAATGCGGCTGATTGATGCGGATGCTTTTATCCGCTTTTTAGCGGAGCAAAGAGTCAAAAATACCGGAATGTTTACAAAGGGCGTTAATAAGGCGATTAATATAGCTATATCGGCGCTAAAAAATCAGCAAATCACGCCAACCGTGGATTCCGTGCCGGTGGTGCGGTTCCAGGAGTGTGAGAAACACATCGTTTATCTTCAGAAGCAGTGGCAGGCTGCCGAAATGTTCATTTGCACCATGTGCGGTCATTTTGACTACAGTATAGACGGAAATATTGTCTACGGGAACAAGGATTGTGGTGAGATCGTCGGCTACCCCTGTTGTAAGAAGTTTACCCCATGGATTCCGTGCAGTGAAAGGTTGCCGGATGAGCTGGTACCTGTGAACGTGGTGTGGGTCAATAGAGACCCGCCACCCTACTATAGGCACATAAAAGATGTCCCATTTTCGGGGACGGCAGTTCTCTATGACGGTAACTGGTATTGGGAATCACCTGGATGTGTGGATATCCTGAAGGAATACGGTAGAAACGAAACCGATCTTGTGGACAAGCGGGTAGACATTACCAACTGGAAATCAATCCCTGAGCCTCCGAAGAAAGGAAGTGATAAAAATGGCTGAGTGGTGCATGGCACACCCGTGGATGACATTCTTTCTGGCGATGACTACGTTGATTGTTGGTAATAATATCCTTTCTAATATCTGCAAAATCATAGCTGTTATCTCCAGCCAGAAATCTGCTATCAAGCTCATGGATAGAGCGGAAGGAGAGGAAGAAAATGCGGCTGATTGATGCGAATTAATTTGAGGACGAACTCGAAAATACGGAGTACGATATCAGCCCCGCATATGAGCCAGACGGTTATTCGCACAAACTTATATGTGAAGTGCTTGAAAGGACACCTACTGTTGATGCCGTTCCCGTGGGCAGATGCAGGGATTGCAAATATTATTTTTGCGAACATTGTTTGCAAGATAATGGTTTGCCTATGCCGAATCCTGATGACTTTTGCAGCTACGGAGAAAGGTTAGAGCCAATGAAGCAGATTGATAAAGACACCTTGGCGGAAATACTGAAGGGCTTGTGATGTTGAATCAGCTGATTGCCAAATACGGTAGACCTGAGCATAGCAATACTATTCCAAATGAAGGGCGGTGGCTGGAAACAAGATGAAGATGATTGACTCGGACAAGCTCCTGCGAGATTTGCGTGGAATCTGTGATGTGCTTGAATGCCAAGGAGATCCATTCCTGGCGGCAATTGTGATGCGCTGTATTCAATGCGCAGAGAATCAGAAAGAAGTGATTGTCCATTGCAAAGACTGCAAGCACTATCACGCTGAAATAGCCTGGTGTGATATCCATTCCAATTTTGTTTTGAATGGAGAACCTTGCCATCCCTACGAAAGCATGGAGTGGAAAATGTTCGACGATGATTATTTCTGCGCTGATGGCGTACAGAGAGAGGAACCACAGGAATCTTAGTAGATGATGGCAGTAAAAATTCCATCCTCCCCTATTCCGGGGAGGATGGAATGTACTACACTACGAACCTGTAGGGGTCGAGCTTCAGCGCTTTACAGATAGCAAGACCAATTCTCAGACTTGTTCCGGACATGGAACGTTCTCCCGATTCAATCCGTTGGTACTGACGCAAATTGACTCCAGCTGCTTTTGCGACCTGGTACTGCGTCATGCCAAGCTGTTCCCGCCGGCGATGAAGCGTAGCATTAGATGGTTCAAGAGTAATCCACTCTTCACCGTCTTCAAATACGGTGTTTTCTTCAAATTCATAGTCGTCATTGTACATTGAAATACCTCCTTACGGCCAATTGGTCGTATCTGCAATTACAGAGTAAGGCATTAGCGAGAAAAAGTCAATCTGAAATACTGCCAAAAGATTGGAGTTAAAATATGGCAACTGTTAAATGTAAGCTTAGAAAAAGGAGATTGCCGAGCCATGAATGGTTCGATGGAGAGAAAGACCGAATTTATTGCCGTGGATACATCAGCCCCATGACAGACGAACCGCTTGAGGAGTGCCTGTCCTGCCGAGATCATGTATCTCATGCGCAAATCGATCTGGATGCCTTTAACGCAATGAGGAAGAATATCGGCTTCCCACAAATTGATCTGTCCGGAGGTGACGAATATGAAACTTAAAGATGCGCCTGTTGGCCTTTTCTACTCCGCTGATGGAGAACTGTGCTTGAAAACGAATTACAACTACCCGTGGGGAATAGATGCCTATGTCGTCAGAACTGGGGAGATGTTCTGGGGTACAGCTGTTGAGATAAGCGAGCGGGGCGAACTGGATGTTACTCCCGTTTCTGTTGATACGATCAATACACAGCCAATCCGAAAGAAGCGCCGAAACTACATCAGGGTATGTGGGATGTGCGGTTGGAGATTTGAACAATCCAACATGATTCGAACGGACAAGTCCCCGAATGGCTGGATGTGCAAGCTCTGTGCCAGCAATAGCTGGCTTACGCCGAAAGATGCGAAAAGTCCGAGGAGGCAAACGAAATGAGCAAGAAAACACTACGGTGCCATGCAAAGACTCGCTTCACCACTTCATACGGGAAGGACAGAAAAAGCGAACTGCGCTTCAAGCGGCAGAACGCAATGAATGAGGTAAAGGCCCACATGGATTTAAGTGCTGTTTTTGGAGGATCAGATAGAGGTTGCCTGCAAAGCGCTATAGCTGCGAAGAGAAAGTGAATGGAGGGTGCTGCTTGTGAGTGTACATTATTGCCGTGGCTGCATTTACTTCCAGAAGAACGATAAGTCGTGCAACTACATTTTTATTGAGGGACATTCAAGGGGATGCCCTCCAGGCAAAGATTGTATCCGAAAAACAGTCAAGCTGAAAAGGAAAAGAAAATCACAGCTTCGTATCAGCGAAAGACCAAACAACAATTCGGCCATAAGCAATGAAGAAAATGAAAGACGGTTGGCTTTTTACAGATCTGGACTCTGTGATAAAGAGATTGCTATAAAAATCGGTATCTCAAGAAGCGCAATTGCTAAGTGGAGACAGGCAAGACAACTGCCGGCCAATTTTGATAATACCCACAAAAGAATCGACCACCAGAATGGCAAAGAGCCAGTGGAGATAACTTGAACCTTCCGTTCAGCTCTTCAGAAAAAGCAAACAACCCGAAATACTAGAAGGCCTATTCTTCGGAAACGGAGAATAGGCCGATTCTTTCTGTTATGTAATTGAATATAAGAGGTTGCAACATAATGAACCACTAATTTTTGAATTCACTATAAGAGCACTTATTTACCAAACTGAAAAATAGTTTTGATAATAAGGATTTTATAAAAATTTTTAGAAAATCCGTAAATTTAACTTGACATGGCCGGTGGGTGTGTTACGATATAGACACGATAAATCAATACCCAACACCCCCAATACCATAAGTTCCAGGAGGAAAAAACATGGAAAGAAAAGTCGTTGCTGAATTTGGAAAGGCACCGCATCGGTACCAGGTAGTAGGTTCCTGGAAGCAACAGTTCGGCTATTCAGTTTTCGCAGAAATCTCCGGCGGAAATGGTTTTATCAGCATCAAGGACAATATGTCCAAGTTCGACGCAACGTGCACTGCAAACAGACTCGCTGAGACCGCTGAATGGGTTAGTGGATTAGATTAACCGCAAATAATACCAACTCAAAATAGGAGGTAGTAAAATGAACAAGATGAAGGTCGTTGAGGAAGCTAGGAAATTTGGCTCTTGCTACCTTGGAGAAGTTTCTTTTGATGCTTCGAAGGACGCAAAAAGCTGGATTAGATTTCTCTGCAAAAATGGGCTTGATGCCGAATTCGGTATCATCCACAGAGAAAACGGAGATCACAATGATGGTTGGTTTTTAATTTGTTTCCCGTCCTAGGTTAACACAGTAGCTCTTGTAATAGCTGATGCAAATCTGAAATGACTACATAAAACAGGAAGGGGAGAATATAAATGACTCTCAAAGAAATTAGACGTCAGCTTGAGTGGATGGCCGGTGAAGAATCAAATAGATTATACAGGCTTGCCCGCAGAGCTGAGGAACATTCTTGCAGTCAAGAAGTTGTTTCCAACATAAAGGATGAAGCATATGAGCTTGGCCAGATGAACCCTGAAGTGCTCATGGACCCGTTTTTTGAATTCACGCACAACTATGCATTTAAGTGGTAAAGGAGAATGCAATATGAAAGTACATACCGAAAAGTCGATTGCCGTACCGTTTGAAAGCTGGTTCTTTCTAAAGAAGGAAGAGTACCGGCAAAGGAGCGAACACGGAAGACAATTAACAGAAAAAAGATGGAAAGACGTGTTTTACTCCGTCGCAGATAAAAAAGGAGTCAGTGGGGCGGTGAAGTACATCAAGTCTGGAGACTTCGGTGGATGCAATGGTAGTCCTGTACATGCTTGGGAGGAGCATAGATGGACATACTGGGCATTGGATGAAATTAAGGCAATGCTGGATAAAGCTGGACTCCCATACAGAGATGGTGAAGACATTGAGTATTTCGATGTACCGCTGTAAGAAGAAATGAAAATGAAGAGGATGGGGGAGCGAATGGAAGACATCAACATGTATACACATCTTATGAACGCTCTGCTCGAGAACGGTGTAAAATGACTTGACACCAGAAACATCCCGTAACGTTGATGATTTGGTTGATAGATAATGCTATGTAATTGCATTCCGTGAAAGGTGGAATATAAAATGTTGATAATTGATGGTGAGCCCTATTGTCCAAACTATCGTTGCAGCGATTGTGGGCAGACGAGGCCATGCAAAAGGAGAATCGACTGGAACGTTGTGAAGAGGACACATCCATTCTTTACAAGACACACTAGCACGTTTCCGTGCAGTGATTTTTTCCCATCAGCAATCCATGTATTTGACTTGAAACACTACTGGACTGATTTTGAAAGCTGGTATTCCGATTATCTGCTTGAGTGGCAGAACGGAAAGAGTAGAGAAGATTTCGAGAAGCAGCCGATAGGATTCTACCTGAACGACGATGAATCCGAGTGGTATCACGCAAGACTTGGCGACTGGATATATGGAGCACTCTTCTATGGAGATACACTGAAAGCATACGAAAAACAATACTACAGGAGGGTGAATACGCCATGGAGATATGAGCTTGTTACTGAACCGGTTTCGGGTGTAAAAATAACAAAATCTTGCAACGACAACAGAGAGAACGAAAAATGACATTCTGTGAAAATATTTTTGAAATTCCGATTTCTGTGTTTGTCATAGGCTATAGGTAGTTTGCGATACGAGCACCGGAAACAAATACATACAAGGAGACAATATGGAAATGTTTGTGCTGAGAAATATATTCGGGAGTATTAAAGTGTTTGATGACATCGATGCTGCTCTCGTGGCGTATGAAAAAGAGTGCCAGTGGTGTGAGTATTGCGGCCTATACAATATGTTTACAGGGGAAGTGATTGCGGAATCCTATTGATAAGCAGCGCACATCCTTGGCTGACGGAAATAATCGCATTACAAAAGTATGTGTAAAAGGAGGAGAACAAATGAGATATCTAACCGACCGCCACGAAATAGCAATGGCAATGAACTTTGGCAAGTACCCCGTTCTGCATATCGACCGTGAAACTCCAAAGAATGGATATGAGGACTACTTCGTCGGAGACCAGATCAAGGTTTTGGCTCCAACCGAAAGATACCCGGATATGTACTGCACAGGAAAGCTGTATTTCTCTGAGAGCAGATATGGAATCCAGACCGATGGAACATTCCTATCCGACAGTTTTGGATACTACGATGTCATGAAAATGGCCAAGAATGCCCAGGCACCTGTTATCAAAGCCGGACAAACAGTAATCGTCATCGAGGACTACCCAATCCAAAAGAAGTGCTGTATCCACATGATGAAGGTCAGTGAACGGGTAGACCAGTTCGTCTATCCTTGCTGTACACTGAAAGAGATTGATGAGTGAACCGTGAAAGCACCTTATTACAATAGAAAACTGACTCAAAGGAAGAAGGAGAAAAATGCTAATCAAGAACATCTATGCTATTGATTTGCTGCCAACCCATAACCTGATTATAACCCCGGATGGAAAAGCGTATATGTTTTATATTACACCGTACCGCCGGCTGACTGAGAAGGATTTAGTGGAGCTCACGCCAGCTATGCCGATTGAAATGTACCTAAAGGCCGTCGGGGCCCGTGCATTCCCCGCTTTCCGTGAGGAGGACATTGCCGCCTACGGGTTGCAGAGAGTATAATACAGTACGACGACATACGCTCTGGCAACGCCCTATAGGCCCAGAAACCGAAGACATGAACGCAGGAACCCCATTTAACGAATGTTAAAAAAGCCGCTAAATGGCCAATCAGAGGACTTCTAGTAAGTTTATGTTACCGAAATGGAGATCTGAATATCAAAACGGAAACCAATAATGTGGGGGATAGTTGTATGAATGTGAAGGAAGCAAAAGCAACAATGAAAAACCAGGCACTTGCTACAGTTAGCACATGGAAGTTGATTGAAGAACTCTGGAATCGTAAGGATATCATAAGCATCCAAGTCTGGAAAACAGAGGATCTAATCGAAGCCTTCGAGGAGAGAGGGATATTAAAACCGGATGCTGCTCTAATTAAGAGGGCAGAAACAATTGCGAGGAAAAAACTGGATGATTGCTCATTTGGGTGGGGCATACTCGAATCGGCGGTAGAAAGAGCGATCGAAAGATGTGCAGATTCTTCAAAGGACAAAGACATTAAAAAGGAGAAATGAACTGTGATTACAAAGTGCATGGAGATATCAACTGGCCATATCACCGAAGAGACAGCAAAGCGACTCAATGATTTGGACGGAAGATGGAATATGGATTTGTCCATCTACGATAAAGAAGAGTTTGGGTGGTGGATCTATGTCAATGACTACATAAAAAAGAATGACTGTATTCCTGATGACCTGTGGCAGTGCATTCAGTACGCAAAGAAAAATGGCTGCGGCTGGCTGTGCTTGGATTGCGATGCTGAGGTTGACAGCGAGATACCTACATACGAATGGTAATACAAAGAATTGGATTCAGAGAGACGGCTGTGAAGCATTCTGGGCGGAAATCCGCATTGCAGATTCATTGCCATCGGAAAGGAGAATTAACAAGATGACGAGGCCTGAGCTTAAAACTGCAATCTATAACGGCGTACCTCTGCTAGAGTGCTTTGGGATTACCTCTGGACAGGAGTGTGAGATTTTCAAAGCTGACCATTTTGAACCGACGGACCAGATCCTGTACATTCCGGATCTGTACCTGAATGAGATAGCGGCTTACTTCGATTACTATCATCCAATGGAAGCGCCAAATGTAATCGAGGATGTCCTTGGCCACACCTATACGGGTAATGACTTCGTGGAACTGTGCGATGGGGATATTCAAAAGGCGGAGCGGCTGTTCCATTACTGCGATTGGCAGAATCCAAGCAGCGCACTGCCTGAGATTGAGGACGATGAGGACACGGATGAGCACTATGTCGCTGTCCGCACTGTTGACGGAAGATATCTGACTACGGATGGCGAGGTTGCTGTTTTCAAAAGCGAGGATCAGGCAAGGCAGTATATTCAGTATCTGAAGGAGAATCATGTCCGTGTAACTGGGCTTGCATTTCGATACAGCATCGGGACGTGCAAGAAATGTGGAAGTCCTCTATTCCCGTCTGATCTGCCGGAATATGAATCACAGTGCTTTAGCTGCGACGAAGACTTCTACATTTTTGAGCAAAAAACGGAAGGCTGGTAATCCGATTATCCACGCCGAAAAAACCCGCCATTATAGGTTTTTTGATGAAAAACAATTATGCAAAAATGCAATAAATCAAAAAGAAAAGTGGCGAAATTGCACTGAAAATAGCGAATCTCACCACATGTAAAAATATTTTCGGAATACCGTTTTATCCACTTGACATGGTAGGTAGGTATGTTACGATACGATTATCGGGGATACATCCCCGGTAATAAACACCAATGGACAGGATGAGGTGTAACAATGGAAGATGATGTAATGACCGCAAAAGAAATGGCCCGGTTAGCCGATTGGCTCAAAGCCCATGGGCACTCAGACAAGGATGCAATTGAGTGCCTGAAGTACATAGCAGGAGACCCGCCCATACCTGAAGAAGGCATGGAAAAAGGTCACGCTCCCGGAAGCAACGACAGCGTGACCTAACCCAAAAACGGGAGCATCAGCCAGTGTCCTGTCCTTAGCTGGTGCTCCCCCATGGTAACACAATGACATGCGAAAGTCAATGGAGGAACACAAAATGAATGCAAAAATGGAAGATGCCGGCAAGGTTTTTGCTCAGATCAAATCCGAGAAGGGATTTTACATCGGTGATTTATGCTATGCTATGCCTGATGAGCTGTACTATGAAATCTGGGGCAGGACGTACAATTTCGATGATGGGATGTTCAACGATCCTGGAAGCGCTCTACAATTTGCCGTTGGAAGCACCGCATACGGAGACGGAACGTATAAAGGCTCCAACGGCTTCTGGTATCCTGTAGACGCCGGAGTGATTGGCGTTGTACCGCTGGAGCTGTGCAGAGAAGATCGGAGCCTATTCAAAGAGGATGGCTCTATAATCGATCAGGCAGGAACAGTCACTTTCGAAGCGGAATATGGGAAGTTCTCCATCGAACTGCCTGACGGTAGCAAGTTCAGCATTGACACGAGATGTGAAGACGGAGAAGACAGCTATGAGGAGGAAGACGATGCGTGATAACTGGGTGAATTGGCTTCAGTGGGGACATGGCCGGCTGATTAACTACGGCCAGATGCGGAAAAATGAAGTTGCGGGCGTTCTGCGAGAATTCGAAGCCACGGCGGCAAAAGTCATGGAAAAAACCGGTGCAGATCACGTCCTGTACGGCGTCAAAAGCTTCGATGAAAATGGAGATATCAGCAAGGTTTCGTTCTACATGGAACCGATGACGGATGAGCAGTTTGAGAAGGATACCCGCCTGAGTAACTGCATAATATATGCACTTCATGCCAGAAGGTGAAAGAGGTGACGCAGAATGGAAGATGTAAAAACCGATAGAGTAAAAGATATCGCAATAGAATACCTGGAAGGGACGTGGCTACACGAAAATGGAGATGGTACGTTTACATGCCATATCTATGCCGATTATCGGGATGAAATGTCCAGCGAGACAGCAAGCGAAATTCTCACCAGTGATGATCCGATGGGTTGCTTAGCAGAGAAGGTGACCGAATGGTTCTTCCTGGATGAACTCAGTGAAAAGTATGATCTTCAGAAGAATATCATTGATGCACTCAATGAATCCGGTGAGTTTTCGGATGAAGAAATGTCTGAAGCCGAAGACAAGATGGAAGAGCTTATCGGTGAACTTGTCATATTCGAATATCCGATTGATAAATATCTCGATCAAAAGTTCCTGGTTGACATAATGGTTGACACCGGAGATGGGAACTACGACTACACGCTGAACTCAGTCTATCCGTGCTATGCAGGGGAAGAAGGGGAAACAATCGATAGCAAAGCCTCTATCGTTTGGCTTTCCAAGACACAGGGATACAGCAAGATGAAAATGAAACAGGAGATTGGGAAAGGCGATGTTTCTGAGCCGGAAGGATTCCTGCAATCTCTGCGGCAGGAGTTGGCCAATCTTCCGTCTCATATGTCTATCCTTACGTTCCTGGTAGAAATGAGCCTTGTAGATCTGATTGAACTGAACAAAGGTATTCAGCTTCAGGAGCGGAACGGACGGTTCTACGATGCGACGAAAGTTCCGTACTGCGGATATATTGTGCTGGACAAGCGCACAGAAACAGGGTTGTACGACCCGTGGAGCGGAGGCGGAAGTGTTTTTGAGATCCAGCTTGAGAAAGATGTCCGCCTGCCAATCCGGTTTATCCGATCCGCACTGCCAGATGGAGGCTATGGCAGATATTCGGTCGAAAGCACATATGGAATGTGCCACTCTGCTTGGAGACCTGACATGGTGAAGAAGATTCATCTGCCAATGAAGTATGCTTGAGAAGGAGAAAGTGGAGATGAACAACGAACTTTTGGAGCTGAAGCTTAATGTTGTAGTTACCGGACAAGATGTCGATGACATTATGTCTGCGGCGTTAGATGGCGGCATTTGCTACTGGTGCAGCTCTGCCAAGGTTGAAGGGGGATACCTTGGGGAGTACGCAAGCGACCAGATCAGCAGGGGCGGTGTGCTTCGTCTGTTTCCGTATGATGATGAAGCGCACCGCCTTGATAAGGACGCATTACTGAATGGAATCAGGATGTATTTGGAAGCCCCGGACAAGCCATACGATATTCTGGAGTCTGGAAAAGATGGGCTTAAAATTGATATCTGTGAAGTCGATGCTACTGTAGCTGATATGATTGTGCAGTATGCAGTGTTTGGAGAACTGGTGTACGGATAAAAGGAGGTATCGGACAATGAGTTACATGGGGACAGGGTACAGCGGCTACGATGTTTGCAGATGCCCAAAGTGCGGCGAATTGATGTTCAATGGGCGGTGCGAAAATCTGGATTGCAAATATCACTGGTATCCGCTGGAGGAAAACGAGAACGGAGAATGGAGAGAGGATGACGATCAATAATGAGTAGTAACTGGATCCTTGCATCTGAATGCCCACATTGTGGAGGACGCATGGGCTTGAACTCCTACTACAGTTTCTCACGAGACTATTGCATCGGAAAAAATGGAAAGGCCCACAAGCAAAGCAAAAAGTCACCTGAAGGCCCAATGGATGTTTCTACCGCATTCTGCAAAAACTGCGGAATTATGTGGGATGCAAATAACACGATGGTGGATAATGGATTTGTCTATATTTTAGGAGAGGGGGAAATGAGTTATTAGATGAAGGCTATTTACAATGGGCACAAGGTGAAGGCACGAAGTGCTCTTACTCCTGGGAAAGAATATCATGTGCGCCTGAGAACTGGTTATAAAAACGGTCAGCATGTACTTCGAATTGTGCTCGATGATGACAGTTCGTTCTCGTATTCGTCGATCCAAATGCTGATGAGGGATTGGCGGATGGTCGAGGAAAAAGCACCGGCGCTCATGGATACCATTGCGGAGAGAGATGCTCAGCTGGAGGAACTGTGGTCTATTTTTGGCGATATCCCGATGGATCCTGATACTGAAAGAATCGAAGAAGACTTTCTTGTATTCCCGGCAGGTACACACCGGGAAGAAGTATGGCACTGGTTCGACAAACGATATAGCAAAGGCGTCCATGGATTGATGTACAAGGAGTGATTGAAAACATGTTTGAACTGCAAGGAAAATACGGAACCGCAAAAGTGTTCACAGATGATGTAGACCCAAAAGCGATTTCCCAGGTAGTAGACCTGCTGAATCAACCATATGCAGCCGGGAGCAAGATTCGGATGATGCCAGACATTCACGCTGGTGCCGGCTGCACTATCGGTACGACCATGACGATTACGGATAAGGTATGCCCGAATCTGGTTGGCGTTGACATCGGGTGCGGAATGTATGTCGCCAAGGTTCGAGGAAGCGTAGACCCTGAGCGACTGGATGCCGTTATCCGGAGAAGAATCCCCGCTGGATTTGTTATCCATTCCGGGGAATCCAAATTAGCTGGAATATTTGATTTTGGTAATCTGCGCTGCAAAGACCACGTTGATGTTGCCAGAGCAAAAAGAAGCATTGGAACACTCGGCGGAGGCAACCATTTCATAGAAGCGGATAGAGACGATGCTGGAAACACATACATCGTTATCCATTCCGGCAGTCGTCACCTGGGTGTGGAGGTTGCCAATTACTATCAAAATGCAGGATTCAATAGACTGCAAGCTGCTTCCAAAAGCGAGTTGGAGGAAACGATCTCCATGCTGAAGGATGAGCATAGATACTCTGAAATCGAGGAGGCGTGTCTGGCCTTCAAGCAGAATCAAAAAAAACTATTAAAAGAGCTGGCCTATGTTGATGGTGAGCTATTGCAGGACTACCTACAAGACATGGTTTTTGTGCAGTTGTTTGCAAGCGTGAATAGACAGGCGATGATGAGTGCGATCCTGGAGGACTTGAACCTCAAAGTCGAGAAAACGTTTGAAACTATTCACAATTATGTTGACTTAGGAGACGGGATCCTTCGGAAAGGAGCGGTGTCCGCAAAGCTTGGAGAAAAACTGATTATTCCAATCAATATGCGAGACGGAAGCCTGATTTGCATCGGAAAGGGCAATGAAGATTGGAACTGTTCTGCTCCACATGGTGCCGGAAGACTGTTCAGCCGGTCTGAAGCGAAAGAGCGGTTTTCGGTGGATGAATTCAAAGATCAGATGAGGGGAATATACTCCACTTCAATCGGGCGTAGCACTTTGGATGAGTGTCCCATGGCGTACAAATCAATGCAGAGCATTGTTGATAATATCGAGCCAACGGTTGAAATCCAAGATGTTATCCGACCGTTTTATAATTTCAAGGCCTGAGACTAGAACGAAGGTGAAAAACGATGAATGGGATTACGGTAGAGCAGCTTTGCGAGAAGCTATGCCTGGAAGAGAGATATGTTGTTATCTGCGACAGCAATTTTGATAATGATGTGTTCTATGGATATGGGAAGGAAGCAATGTCTTCGGAATTCAGACACAGGATTGCATTGAGCATTGGAATTGGAGGAGCACAAGAATATGTAATTACGATTTGACGGGAGTGGAGCTACGATGATACTGAAGCCACAGGAGACCGTATTTAAGGGAAGCGACTGGTGCGTACCACATCGATGCCCATGTTTGACTTGTGAGTTGTGGAACAGCAATGAGATTGAACCAGAGTGTGCTTGTCTTCCGTGCAAAAAACACGGCCTCGGTCGGCCTGAAGACATCGTATGTTGGAAGACATACAATAAATTGCGGGCATACGACAAGAAAGGAATGCAGTTTATTTCTAGCAGAGAAAAAATGATGGAGGATCAATGAGACAGACAATTAAAGTGTTTGTAAAAGCAGAAAAATTTTCGGGGGGGGGTGGCTCTGATGGACTATGATGGAATCAAAAGGGGAGACATCATTTATGTCAGCCAGGGCACAGTGTGCGGATCTGAGCAGTCAGGCGGAAGACCTGCTGTTGTGGTTTCGAACAATATGTGCAATCGCTATTCGTCTGTTATTACTGTTGTATTTCTGACAACAAGGGCTAAGAAGCCACTTCCTACGCACGTCCAGATCAGATCATCCGGATGCAATAGCACCGCACTTTGTGAACAGGTTGAATCCATTTCGAAGGAGAGACTTAGAAATTATGTTGCAAGGTGTACGAATGACGAAATGACGGAAATTGACAAAGCTATCGCTGTAGCACTTGGCCTGAGTCTGATGCAGGATAAGCCAGAATTAGAAACCGATGACTCAGCTGAGAGCACTATCACGATACGAGCTGAAAGGGATGTTTATAAGCGTCTGTACGAAAAGATGATTGACGCATTGCTTAAATGAAAATCGTTACCAAAAATGATGATTTTCTAAAAATTCAAAAGAAATCTTGATTTATAACGATATTTCGTATATAATCCGGTGTATAACCAAATGAAAGGAAGTGTAGGCGTGACCGCAAATGATGCAATCACAGCAGCGCTGAAAAGCGCCGGCTTGACACAGGCAGAAGCTGCAAATGCAATTGGTCTTACACCGAGACAACTTAACCAGAGGCTAAGAGGCGGTACGCTTCGTGCCGATAAGTTCCTTGAGCTTCTTGACGAGATTGGAATTGACATCGAATTTATCGCAAGAGGTTCGGGTAAGCATATCTCAGCACGAGTCAAAGGGCGTGGACGCCGGATCAAACAGATGGTAAACTCCGTTGTATATGACACTGCAAATGCGGATGCAATCGCAAACAATTTCTATGCGGATGGTGTCAATGAATATATTGACGGTCAGGCAAAGGAGTTGTACATTACCGATGAAGGCCAGTATTTCTTCGCTCAGTACAGTGACTATGAAAGTGTAAAGGATCGCATTATTCCTATCTCCAGTAGTGATGCCGCAAAATTCATAGGAATGTACGGAACTGAACTGCATAGAAAGCATGAAGTTCCGAATACCAACACTGCTGCCGAAACGAAATAGGCAGATGAGATGGCCAAAAACCCATCCGCTTACAGGCGGTATCGTTCTTTCTCTGATTTAGTGCAAGACGCTGAGAAAGACAAATAAAGTAAAGAAGAAAGCAGCTCCACATGGCGAAATACCATGTGGAGCTGCTTTTATACTTTCTATACAAAAAAGAGACCGATAAATTGACAAATCAGTCCCACGCCCATTTAAGGCTTTCAGAATATAAATACCCAATGATAAAAAAATCGGACAAACAGGCCGCTAAAGACCTCACAAAGAATCCAAATGGGATCTATGACAAAAAATTGCATGTAGTAAAAAATTTTTATAAAATCCGTAAAAAACACTTGACTTTACCGAACGGTAAGATTACGATATAGATACAAAAAACAAATAAAAAATTCAAGAATTCCACAAAAATGGAGGAAATTCAATATGGGGAAATACGAAAATATCAAAACTGCATCTGAATTGGTGAAGGAAGTCTTGGCACATGGCCTGAGCACGGAGCAGGAGGACCTGAACCGGGCGGCGGACATCTTCGGTAACAGCACCATCGAGGAACTGGCTTCCCTCGCAAACGACATTGGCCGGAATAACGCCGACGGCGAGCCTGACCCGAAGGGCAGCTTTAGCGCTGGCCGTAATCCGACACGGGATACATTCTATTTAATCGCCAGTCATATCTGGAACTGGGAGGATGTGACCCGGTTCTGGAACCTGTACACCAACCCTGACCATGAAAAGCTGACGGAGCTACTGGCCGTCCGGAACGATTTGAAGAATGATATCCGTTCGCTCAAAAGCCAGCTTGAAAAAAGCAAAGCCGAGGTAGAGGCCGAGCATAAGACACGGCTTGCCGAAACGGCCAGCAAATTGAAAGCACAGAAGGAAATTGACCGCCTGGGTTCTGAACTCCATTTCAAGGATATGGAAATCATGGAGCTAAAGGCAAAGTTGTATGACCTTATGGTAAAGGAGGAAAAGAAATGACTAAATATTGGGCAATGGAGCTGAAACCTGTAAACGGCTGCCAAATTGAAAAAAGCTTCGAACGTAATAGTCGGACGGGAAAAATCAAGCCTGACACAATCGTTTATAGCGTATACACGAACGACGGGGACGACGGATTAGTAGGTTGCTTACGTTAAAAGAAGCTCAAAAATGCGCTAGGAGTTGCGCACCACAGAAATTTTAAGGAGGTTGCAGTGATGGCTGAGGTGTTTATCAATTTTACGCACGATGAAATCCAGGATCAGATTCCTTACGCTCTGGTTTGCGAAACGAGGGAAAGCAGCATTTGGGGAACTAGCCGCAGGAGAAGACGCTGGATGATCGAATTTGATCCTTCCGAAAGGGATGCTTGCACACGACTGTTCTCCATGGCCCGCACCTGGTATCTTGTCAAAGGTGTTCCTGACAAGGTGATGATGTCCATGAAGACCTACGGACTGTGGCAGAAGCTGGGTGCATTTTGTGCTTCGCTTTGAAGGAGGGATGTCAAATGGAAAGGCAATGGCTGCTTGGAGAAGATCTTTCGAGCAATGACAACTTGCTAGATGGAATCACGTTCTACGACCTGATTCTGCAAGTCCATTGCAATTGCCGAAAGATAACACCACAGGCTGTCCGAAAAGAGCTTGAAGAGACGCTGAGCCAGCGGATTGAAGACATGCGATTCCTGCTGGAAAACAACATGCAGCAGATTATGGATGAAGCGATGGAGGGGAGAGAATACTAATGGAAAAGGTAATTAACCCGGTTATGTGTAAAATCGGAAAGAGACGTGTGCGTGGCTTCTGCAAGATAGAGCTTTCAGGCGGGAGACTCAGCATCAGTGGAGTGATTGGGCCAATGGACAATGGCAATTGTCTTGGACCCTGTGGACAGTGCGTTGATGAAATCCGTGAGGGAACCCCGACGAAAGGCTGGACAAAGGAAATGATTCAGAAATTCTGCTCCATTTGGGATGAGTGGCATCTGAACGACTTGAGACCATATTGCCACCACCAGAAGGAGCTTGGATGGGACAAGCTTTCAGGAAAGCGTGTCACACTGTACAACTATGTGCTGACACGAAAGGCATACATAAAGAAGGATGCGGCAAAAGCCGCAGCAATAAGGGCGCTCGAAATGGGCGAGACCTTTACACCCACGCTGGATCAGGTGAAGTACGCAAAGATTCCGTATAGTATTACGACATTTGCTGAAATTTCTGGAGAAGATGCTGAGAACTATGAACCCAAAAAGCCAATATTTACGGGAGATAAAGGCCCGACAGAGGAAAAGATTCTTGGTCATCTAAGGCCGAATGAACACCCCGATGGGCTTCTGTGCAAGCCGTGTCCCGTATGCGGATATAAGTATGGTACAAAATGGCTAAAGGAGGATGTTCCGCAGGAAGTCATCGACTGGTTGTTTGCTTTGCCGGACACGACGGTGATTCCGGCTTGGGTGTAAGGGGGCCGAAAATGGGAATAACCATCAATGAAGCTGCCCATCAGTGGGTTGGCGAGTTCAATGCTATCCCACGGGGGATGATCGAAAAGCTGATGCTGGCGTATCCAGAAGATTGGCGTGAAATCACAGCACCAGTCCGTGGAGATGTGGTAAATGTCTGTAATCTACCAGATAAGGTGAACATGCTGGATGGCACCGGAGAAATTCGAAGTTACGATTTAGAGAGCGATCTGTACTGTATCGAGCTCGATGATGGAACACTGGTATCCTGCTGCAAGGGTGATTTCGAGGTACAGCGTTTGAACTTTCTTCCGTATTGGCCAACAATGTGGTCGTTCAGAGATAGCGCAGATGATGGATGGCTGTCAGATTACGACGGTATCCGGAAAATGACTGAGTGTGGCTTCCGCATTTTTGAGAACGACGAATTTGGCTACTTCTTCGGAATTGATGGAGCAGGGTACAGCTTCTACGAAACCCACTGGGAGCCGTTGTACAAGGCCCGTGGCCTTCGCTGGCATGATGAAAAAACTGAACATGCGTACCAGATGCTCCGCAATGGGTACGAGAAGCAGAGGTTCTGCGGGAAATTGTGGTGGTGTAATGGATATGAACTAATCGAGGAAGTAGGTGAGTAAATGGATAAGGTACTGCTCAGCACACTTGACATCAAAAGCCTATTCAAATGGAGGGATGCGCACAAGGCTGAGGTTCGATCCAACCCGATTCCTATGCGAGATTTGGAGATTATTTGTAAAGATTCGGGGGTGAAAATCAAGTGCATTCGTGAGCCGGAGAGGCTAAGAATGTGGATCAACATTGATGGAAAGAGCCGGGGTCATGCAGAGTTTGCATTGCTCGATAATGGAATGTGGAGCGCCGAGAAGAACAAAACACAGCTGGACAAAGATGCAATACAGTCGTGCTTATCATTATACGCAAGCGTTATTGCATTGATGGTATACGGAGAAAGAAAACACACACAAACTGACGGGAGGAAAAAGAGCCATGAAGGAAGCAGAAGCCAAAAGAAACACTCGGGAAGCTACACCTATATATTACATCGTAGGGGCGTGTCTGTATATGTTGGCAGATGCGGTGAGCACTCTAGTCCGAAAGGTGAGTTCAGTGTTCGGGGGCACTACCGACACTACAAAAGTGGGAAAGTCATCTGGATCAACGAGTACAGGAAAGGCGAGGGAAAAAGAGGTGGAAAAAAGTATCGCCTTAGAAAGGAAGATGCCAAGTCTCTACAGCAGTAATGGAAAATACTGCGATCAAAAGAAAGGCTCCAAAGCTAGAAAGATCAGCTGGTACTGGGACGTAAGAATTTGGCTTCCGGTATTTGCGATGCTGATGCTAGCTGTAATCCTTTCGTACCAAGGAAAAACCGATAGAATCACGAATGATGCGAATATGTACGTTGAAAAGTACTCGGATGGAGGAGCGGCTATTGATACCCTTGCCGAGACTACAGAACCAACGGAAGCCATCCAAGATTCCGAAGCTGTAGCACTTGCAAGACTTGCCGATACCGTAGCACGAGGTCGCTCAGATGAGGTCAAGCGGATTGTGATGTGGGTTGCAATTAACAGATCCGAAGACCGGAGCCATGGATATGGGCTGTCGCTGCTTGGCGAAATAGCCAGACCGAAACAGTGGCAGGAATACACACCGGATGCAAACTACCTGGAGTCAACGCTGAGGCTTGCAGAGGAAGTCCTTGATACCCGTGACAGCGGCGGCGCAAGACCTATCTACGGCGATATGCTTTGGTTTGTGCTGAACAGTGACGGATCCATCACGGTGAGAAATCAGTTCCAGATGGCGAAGAATCGGTCTGAGGCGACTTTTGGTCAATAATTTTGATGGCCGGCAGGTTATTCGAAAAGCGCCTACCAGCCATCACATCCATATACCAGTTAAAAGATGAACGGAGGCTAAGATGAAGAAGTACAGGATCAAGCTCGCAAACGATGGAAATGTAGTGGCGACCGGAACATCATATGAGTGCGTAAAGCAAATGCGTATAGCAAGTGTGAGCTCGTTTCATTCGCTCGTTTCGAGATGCCGCTCAGGAAAAAACAAAAAGTACATCGCTGAAACAATCGAAAATAGGAAAGGAGAAGCCACCACATGAATGAGAAGAAATGTGGAACCTGTGAATACCACGAAAGCTTTACGGGTGCCTGTTTCAACGGAAGGAGCAATAACTGCGCAGACTTCACCGACGATGACGATGTGTGCAGCGTATGGGAGAAAAGAACCACCGCAGAGGATAAGGATGTACGCCAAAACAAGAAACGTTTGGCTACCACGCAGAAGATAGTCGAGCTGAGAGAGAAGGGAAAAACCTGTAAAGACTGCGCAAAATTCGAGAGAGACCTAGAGTTCAAGGCTGCCGGATGGTGTCCGATACCCAAGAAGAATCGGGTTGGGGTTCCGATTGGTGACAAGAAATATGTTGTACCGTCCCATAATGCATGTAAATTCTTTGAGGACAAGGGGGAGCAACATGAATGTAAGACTGATTTGCAGAAAAGCGATACATGATTTGAAAAACGGCGATATCGTTGATGCGGAAATCAATGGTGGAAATGTTTCGATTTGCGGTAAGAATATTGTTCTTTCGCCCGACTGCGCAGATGAACACTTTACGGCATACCCGGTTTCTTTTACCGACAATGGCTATGTGCTTTCGCTGAACAGCTATGACTTCGGCGTGATCTGTATCTGCGCTGTCAGATACGCAATTGGAAGAATGACACTACCCGAAACGGTTTGCGGCTTTTTGAAGGGTATCCTCGGGAAGCTCAACATGAGAACTGTCTGCTGCATTGAGCGTGACATCAGAGAAGCACACGACTATGGGGACTCTCAAAATAAGGATACATGGATGGAGATGCTTGCTGCTTGCCGGAAGGTTATGACTGAAAAAGGGTATGAGCCCTGGAAATGAGGTGGATACTACAGTGAAATATCATTGTACAATAGTTGCAGTGCGGAGAAAGAAAAAGGGTACAATCCCTGACACCCACACTGGAACCGCAATGACACCACAAGGTATGTTTAGAGGTCATAAATCCCGTGCGTGGGGGTCAATATCATCCAAAGGAGCGAGCAAGATGAATCGAAATGTAGAAAGAGCAATGCTTGACATTGGAAAGGTGGAAGCCCTTATGAGAGCATTTGAAAACACATACCTGGATCTCAATGTTTCACCGGATGACTATGAGGTATACAATGATGGCGTTTTGGCTTTTTACGCTTTGTGGGATTCCATCAAAAAGGTTGGTGCCGATATCGGAAGATTAGAAATGGACGCAAGGATTATTGACGTCGTAGAGGCGGTCAATCGCAGCAAATAA